TCAGTACTGGACGGCAAGTTAGCATTACTGGCGCCGTTCCAGTTAGAAAAATCATCCGCCCACACTATTTCTCTAGTACAGGATAGTGTTGTAATGATATCTGCTGCTTGATATGGAAGTGCACCAGAACTTGGAGCAGAGAGCACTTCGGTCGGAAGCATCTGCGATTGATCTAGCCACCACAGAGTATCCTTACCAGTAATACCCCAATTATTTTGTAGGGAACGCGCTAACTCAGTTATAACTCCACTGAATCTAGGCTCTTCATGTCTAGAGTCAAGGAATGTATTGTTTGTGTCAGAGCTAGAGGGCGTATCCGTAAGATATCCCTCTACTTTCTGGCCTACTTCTAGTAAAAAGTAGTCGCTTTGCGCAGCATAAAATTCATCTGAGTCAGGATGATGTAGTGGAATATGAAAATCACCCATCTGTGCTCCACCTGGCATCCCTTGCTGCATGGCCCTGACCGACCAGTTGCTTTGATGGGGGTGAGAGAGATCTTCTATTAGAACGTCACCAGAATTCTGATTTAGAACTCTGTACCGAAGGTATCTTATTACCTCTTCTTCCATTTCCTAGTACAACCTATAGTTCTTAAACCAACGAGTCATTCTTTTATCTACTGCCTTAGCTAGAACATCATCATCTAGCATCAGGACTATTTCTGTGTTTTGATTGGCTGTCATGTTTGCAGAAACTGATCCCTGTGCCTTGCCTGCCCCGACGGGGAGAGCCGTAACCAGAGAATTCATTCCTTTCTGAGTATTATTTTGTTCGTTTTGCATACCGACAAGTATGCCTTGAGAGATAGGGATACCGATAACTTCAGCCGCTAGCAACGATGGCGATCCAGATTTAATCGCCTGGCGCATACCATTTACAAGACCCTTAACAAATTCAGCAGCCTCGCCTCTGATCCATCCTGCTAGCGAGAAGAGTCCGTTTCTTAATCCTCTGACTATGTCTTGACCAATGTTGTATACCTGACCGGGAAGCCTCTGTAGTTCATTCCATATTGCACTAACTATATTCTTAGCTTCCCTTGTTGCTGTATTATTTGCCTGAGATAAAAAGTTACCGATGATACCTGGAATTCTAGGCAACCAATAATTAACAGCAGCCACTGCGTTGCTCATTCCTTTATCTACGTAAGAAGTGAATCGTTTCCACTCTGTATTGGCTGTGATGCCTAGCCAATTAAAGAAGTTGCCAATCTCTTTAATAACATCTTTAGTCCACTTGACTATTGTTCCAAGCGCGTAACCTAGAGTATAGCTAGGGCGATCCATAAACTCATTCCAAACTTTAAATACTTCTCTCGTTAGATCGGAGAAGAATTTGGAAAGAACATTCCAGGCTGTTACCACAAATCCACCTATAGCACTGGCAAGATGCATTAAGTGGGCGGCGACCCACAGCGCAGCAACTGCTAGGCCCATAAAGATTGCCACTAAAGCGACAATTACTGTAATAACTATTCCAATTGCGATAGCAACCGCAATTAATGTACCCATAATCCAGACTTTAATTATTGACCAAGCAGCACTAACGATCATTTCAATTTGAGTATGGTGTCGCTGCCACACGGCTAGGATATATCCCATCTCGACACTAATGATCTGCCTTATATATCCTACTGCTGTGGCCACATAGGGGGCAATCGTTCCCCAGGCCCTCATTGCCGCTGCCTTGACTTGGTCCCAATGAGTAACAAGTAGAATTGTTATTGCTATTAGAGCAGCGATTACCGCAATGGCGATACCGACAGGTCCACCAAATGCAGCGGTTATCACTTCTCCTGCTGTGCCAGCGGCAGCTCCAGTAGCGGTCATAGCGGTGGCGGCCACTTCAAGTTGAGCAGCAAATTCTATGACAAACTCAATAATTGGAATTAAGAAAGCAATTATCTTGCTTACTATGCCACCAAACCACATTATAGCGCCACCGACAGCCAAGAATACAGCTAGACTTTCTGTCATGTGCGCAACTAGATCTTGGTGCGTAGCGATCCACAGACCCATATTCTGAACCATGGGCAGGATCGTCTCAATAACTTTGAGGGCTACTGGCAAGAAGGAATATCCCAGAGTAATAACAAGGGAATTCCAGGATGCGTTAAGTTGCTTTAGCTGGAAAGTAGGATCAGATCCAGTGAAAGTTGTCCAAGTCTGCAACCACTCAGCGGTAGCATCTTTGGCATCTTTCTCTTTTCTGACTAGACCTTCAAGATTATTGTAAAGAGTTACGATACCAGTACCGGACCGGATGCCACCGAAAGCCTTGTCCATGAGGGCACCGGCATCTTGCGATGAAAGACCGGCTGCCTTCAGTTTCTTATCAAGCCAGGTAAGCGTATCTCCAAGACTTCCTGTTTTCTGGAGTTCCTTGGAAACGTCCGTTTGGTTAACTCCGGCCTTAACCAGCACTTTGCTGAACGTATCCACCTGTGACTTAGCATCATTAGCCGCTACACCAATAGCTTTAAGAGCATCAACGGCAGGGCCAGTAGGAATACTCATCTGGATAATAGCTGAACGCAGATAAGTAGCGGCCCTAGTGGCTGGAATACCCAGGTCAGTCATGGTGGCCAAAGCCGCGCCAACTGACTCTAATTTAATTCCAGCCTGCTCAGCAACGGGCAGAAGACCGGTAGCGAAAGCCTGGTTTAACTCTTGCAGACGCATGTTACCTTCACCGATTGTTTTGTTGAAGATAGCAGTGATCTGCTCGGCGCTATAACCATCTTTTTGATAGGCTACGAAAGCCTTGGTAACAGCGTTAACCGAATCCTCTAGATCAGCATGGCCGATTGCGGCAAGCTGAGCAGAACGATAAAGAATTTCCTCGTCAGTCTTTACGTTCTGCATTGCTGCCGGTAGGGAAGTTAGAGAAGACTGGACGTGATAGACAGCCTCTGCTAGCGAGTCAGGATTGAATCCTAGCTGACCAGCCACTTTAAGGATGTATGTGCCTAACTCTTTCATGTCAGCGGAAGTGGCGCCGGCATGAGTTTGCAGAAGAACTAATTTAGATTGAAAGTCGGCTGCCGCCCTTGCAGCAGTAACCATACCCCCAACTAAAGCAGCGCTCCCGGCAATCATGGCAGTGCCAAGACCGAGGGCGGCATCGCCAACTCTAGAGAATCCTTCAGCCATAGAAGTCGTCGTGCTACGCGACATTCCCATTAGGCCGTTAAGGGAATTGCTGACATTATGCAAGACGCCACTTAGTAGGTCATAACCTACAAAGCGGAAGATTAGATCTTCACTCACTAGTGTTGTCCATGTCTATTACGGATTCTTTGTTGCTCTTCTTCTAATTTCGTTCTTTCTTTTTCTTCGAGCTTACGCTTGTAATCTAGGGCGGCAATTATCAGCTCAATATCTCTGGGGTGAGTTAGATACTGCTGGTATGCCTCGGAAGGAAATTTATTTAACTCTAGAGCTACGTAAGTTAGATTGGCGACGAGTCTTACTCCAGGAAAGACTGGCTGATTAAACTCGTCTACGATATCAGCTAAAGGAAAGAAAGGAGGATGCGGACTCGCTTCCCTCCTCCTTGTAACCAGAAATCTCTGTGATCTTAGTTACGATAGTTGTGATCTCACCCGCTAGCTTATTATTCTTGATAATAGCATCGGCAGTGAGTTCATTAGGAGTACCCCAATAACCATAAGCCTTATTAAGACTAAAGGCTATTGTCCATAGACGCAATAGCTTCAGATTGATTTCTTTGCCTAGTTGTGGCTTCCCCGGGTTACGGGGCTTCTCGGCTGCCTTTCGAACGTTGTCATTTTCTGACTCGGTCAGAGCTGCAATCTTAAGACGCCCTGCACGAGTAAGTACGTAATCAACAACTAGATTGTCTTCGTGCTGAAGCCACTGACGCGGATCAATATCTACGGCATCTTCAGGAATCTCTCCCGCTTGCTGATTTATTAAGGATGCTCTAGCCTCTTCTTTACTAGGACGAGCAAGCTCAAAACTAGCAGTTGGAGTTCCTACAAAAGAACTCAGATCACCTGGATGTCCCTCGGCCACTTCTGGATTAGGACCATATTTTCTTGCGAGGTCTTCCATTGTCATTATTCCTGTTCCTCATTCTCATTAGTCTCTTGTGGCGCCTGTCTAATCTTCTGACCAACAAGCATTCTTGTCCTGTCTACTTGCTCGGTCATAACGCCCATAAGGATCTTACGTATAATTGTCCACTGTCTATCAGAAGAGATTACAGCTTCAACGTGATCTAGAATTCTCTTTTGATACTCCCAATGCGTAGAATATATAATCTGAGCAACTTCCGCTCCTAGAGTGGGGGCGAAGCCCATAGAAGCTCCGGCAGGATAGTCTTCCTGCCGAATTTCATACTGCGGGGCTTCGCCCTCTCTGGAATCGCCTGACTCTTCCCCTACGCTCAATATTTTTTTGAGTGTCTCTGGCGTAGGCGCTAATCCTGCGTATCTAATCTCCATTTTTCCCCTTGTCTCTCTAAATTCTTCTTACTATTGTCCGAACAAGTCCTCTGCCGTGAAAGCGATATCTTCCGTGGTGATCTTATCGGCATCCCACGTGACGGTATCCTTGGAGAATGTCACATTAACGAAGACCAAGTAAGGATTAAGAATAACGTTGCCTGGCCAGTTAGAATTAAGTACAACCATCTGGTAGCGAGTAAATGGTGTCTGAGATAGATAGATCAGAGGGTTAGAGCCAGCAGAACCTGGAGTGGCATTACCTAGAACCATTGAGCGAGCGTACGAATTGAGCCAGTACGCTTTAATGGTCCCCTTAACGTCGTAACGACCCCTACGATAGCCGTATCGGCGAGTGCCGAAGACCGGCATTTGCTCTAACTTCTGATCTGCGTCGTAAGTAAGGTTAAAGATTTCAGCAATAGTAACATACCCACCGCTGGGTCCAAGAGCCTGAAGTAGGATCTCTGATCCATGAGCTACGTTCTCTGGCTGAATCGTATTAAGGGAAGGGGACATTAAGTCCTGAACCTCCTAAGCAACAATACCTCCTTAAGGTTTTTCAAGTAGAGTTTGCCCCACGATCTACCCGTGCCTCTACTTCTAGACATCGATAGTCATATGAACGTCACCTTCGAAGCTCATCAAATAAGCAAACATCTGAGGCTCATCGTAAAATATTTCCTGGTAGTGAGCAAGGTTAAAATGCCGGATGGTTGTCAGTCGGTTTCTATAATAGAACATAGCAGCAACCACCTGGCCAGCTAGTTTTCTGGACATAGTCATGCCTCCGAGTTGCTGATCAGTCCAGGTGGAAATCATGAATGGATATGTAGTTCTTTTGCCAAGCCTAAGTGTTGTACCTGGTGCTTGACCTATGCCATAAATGTCAGAGAAAGTCTTTGTTCCGTAATCATGGCCAGGAAGAGATTCTATATTAATGATCGGCTGCGTAAACTGACCGCCATTCGTAAAGATCTCAATCTGTTCGGCGAGCTGAAACATATTAGAAGGTGTAAAGATCGGCTGAGTTATACCAGCATATCCTGGAGGAAAAACGGAACTATAGTCCCACTTCTCCAGAGCATTCTGCATGATGTCATCAAAAACTTCCCAAATCACTTGTTCATGATCTTCTTTGCTATCTCATTAGCATAAGGTTGCATACTTTTCCTAAACTCTATAACCGCTAGAGCCTTTCCCCTAGCCCAATAATGCCTACCTTTGTAATTGGGCTTCTTCTTAAGACCGTGCTCTACCGTAGCAGGATAAAAGTATCCATTCGCTCCTTGAATAGCAGTATCCATGAAAATCTCGCCAGCACCCAAGCCCTTTGAGAAGTTTCTGGAGCGAACACCCTTTCTTAATGCGCCGGTCCTAGCGTAAGTACTTGGCGGAAGATCGTAGACAGATTTATCAATGGACTCTTGAAAGATCTTTTTGCTTTTGGTAACTATGTCGCCGACGATCCTGCTTCCATGTACGCGCATATTACCTTCGCCGGTGCGCATGTAGTAGACATCTTTTTCTACGCGAGTAAGATTCTGAATCTCTACATTGACCATGGATTGCATTCTAGTTACCTATGCCTTACACCTTCGAAAGTCCAGAAGCATCCATCAGGCGACAAAACTGGATTCTCGATTCTAAATCTATGACCTTGAGGATCAACGCCGAAATCGTCATCTTGCATAGTTATATTATTGCCGCCATCGTCTATGGCTGGGACTTGACCGTTAAAGCGGAATACCCAGCCATGTGTAGCTTTGACGTCGCCACCATCAAAGCCAGTGCCCAAAACTCGCTTGGGAACCCAAGTCATCCATACGTTGACAGCGGCATCCATTGGGTTGTCTTGCGTTCTGGGATCAGGGTCTTGGAAATGAAGTGCATTAGGGTTGCCTGGAACGGGAATTATAGACCCTTCTTTGTGTCTGTGATAGAATTGTGATTGGCCAAAGTTATTACCTAGGCAAGTATTTCTTGCCACTGTCCAGGCAATTACCTGAGCCAAAGTAGCCATTAGACTATCACTCCACCTCTAATATAATAGTGACAACCTCCAGGACATCTTATCGAAGGAGTAATATTAACTGGATCTACAGACTCTACTGTATGGCCACGAAGAATTCCTCCGCTGCCACAGTAGCATCTTAACCACCAATCTCTTTCTATGGTACCTGGATGAGTGACCAATGCCAACTGCCCCTTTTCCAAGTAGAAATGTTGACCATCTTCAAATTCTCCAACGAATTTGACGGTCAACCCCTTCATTCTTACTTTACCAAGAGATCAATGCTTGGCCGGTCATTCCGCCAACGGCCAGCCTGGCCTCATCTCTAATTCTGGCGCCCTCAGCTCTAATATCTCCAGGGCTACTCGTTTGCTGAATAATACCAGACTTTAGTGTTGTATATTTATATATATTGATAGCTTCTTGATTCATCACTTCAGCTAGAAGAAATCTAGCGAAATGGAAAGTCATATCTTCTGGAACTGTTGGGTAAGTAGGATTACCAGACATGTCAGGAACTTGCTGATAGTAAGTTGTATATCTTACAAAGATCGGCAGGCCAGCAGTAACTGGTGGCGGATATAAATCCAAGGCTGGGTATCCAGTCGCTGGATCTCTAGCCCAACCCCAGTAACCAATTCCGTAATGATCTAGTTCTTGTAGATATTCATCTCGTATATGTCGAGATGAAGGCGAATTCAAAAGATCTTTATCGATTCGGAACCAGTTAAGAGGGGAAACTGGCATCAGAGCTAAGTAAGCAATCTCGGATGCAGCCGTGAAGACACCAGAAGCCCTATAGAGAACATCTGTAATTGTCTTGACTGGATAAGCGAATCCATTGGCTACGTTACAAACGTATCTACTTTGGAAGGCTACTGTATTTAATGGAGATGAGGGTGGGCTTCCAGAAGTTCCGGCAATGTTTCCCACTACAATATCACCAAGTGGCACGTATTGGGAGAATTCTTTCGCTGCTATATCGACATAGTCCAGTAAAGAGTTATCAGAAATAATCGGCAAGCCAGGACCAGTAAAGGCAGGTGGGTTGGGATCTCCTACCTGTCCTCTTACATAACGAAAAGCATCAAAGGTTAAGGCTTGACCAATCTTACAGGTTAAAGCCATTTACCAATCCTCGCAAGCGGGCGTTCCGAAGCAACCTGGCGGTCTGGTTCCATGTCTATTTTGCAACCAGATCTCACTGTGAGTAATATCACAGTACCAGTTCTCCCAATGTCCACCTTTATGTTTGCGATACCATCTAAAGCTTCCAAGAAGACACGTCATTGTACTTTCTTCATAGTGATTATGGTTTCAACATGCTTCAGGGCTTGCCTTGACGTGGGCACGTATGGCCTTCGTCCGATTTCCAGGAATCCTAGCTTAGTATACAACTTGTGTGCGCGGAAGTTGGAGATAGGTACTTCTAGATAAACATCCATAGGCCAGTCACTAGACAAGAACTTAAAAAGGTCTTGCCCATAACCTTTACCCCTATGACCATCCAAGATACCCCCACTAATCCATGGCTGCAAGTTTTCATCGTAAACAAGCAATCCATAGGCAATTGGCCTTTTATGTTCATCCTCACCTATATACAAGACTCTAAATCTATCCGAAGCATGATACTTAAAAAAGAATAATATCTGGCCAAAGATGCTAATATATTTCTGTTCTTGGGCCATATATCTTCGACAGTTATTTTTAATTCTTCTTACTATAAGGAAATCCTTAATTGTTCTAGCTGGTCTTATGCACAAACTCACTATTAATTAGAAAGCTATTTCTGAGTAGTTACATTCTAGGAAAATCTTATTAATTAGATCTGTCTGCATAAGGGCGTAGGTATTAAAGTTCGAACTTAAGGTTTCCGTGGGGGCGCTCGGAGGAGATCCCTTTCCCTCCACGCGAGTACGGTAATACCATTTTCCATCGCCACCTAAAAATGGGATGTATTGAGACATTTAGATATTCCTCTCCCGATTGCGGGAAATTCCATCATACATAGCTGTGGCCCTAGCCAAATCTTCTCGTGTTTTAACTCGACAAGGGGCTACGGTTGCTACGAATCTAGCGCGGTCCTCATTTGACAAGTATATGTTACGCATGAATAAGTAGAAAGTCTTAAATCTATCCCAATCTTCATCCGTCATGGAATACTGCTCAACGTAGCTAGGATTTTGTATGATCTGATGATAAGACTGTGATGGAGCTATAATATATTCTGGCGCACTTGGGTGCCAGCAAATATGACTACCATCAGCCTCGATAAATGGGGCCCTAAACCGCTGCCCCATATCGTAGATTTTAAGACCAACTCCAAGAACTCTATCACCCCAGGCTTTCTGTCCATCAGTTTGAACTTGTCCGTAATACTCCATGGTATTTGGGTGATAAACAGCCGCCCCCGGCAAGTCAACTAACCTAGAAAGACAATCATTACTAGCTATGCCATTCATGACGGCTGGGTGAGGAACCCTTAACCCCCAGGCTAATTGACAAAGATAACCACAATCACTTAGAGTCTCGAAATAACGCACCATTTCAATATCAAAATGGTTACGAACGAATACAAAATCATCTTCGAGGAAGATATAGTAATCATAGGTTCCGTCAGCCTTCCAAGCTGCATCAAAACTTCCATACGACATACCTATATCTGGTCTATCAATAACTTGATATTGCTTTCTGACCTCGTCTAGATATTTCAGATAAACTGGTTCACCGCCAGTACTGACGAAAGTAACAGTAGTCCAGGGATGCTCAAATCTAGATAGACTATCTACCTGAAGCTTAAGATAGTGCGCCCTATCTGATTCATACTGTGAGTCAGGAGTACGACGATCTCCTCCCCAACAAGCGATTACAAGGTTAACTCTGGGGTTCAATGCCGTTCCGCCTAAAAAAGATATCATTATGATCTTCTATCGGAGAAATTGGCTCAAAATCAGCTTGATCCAACCAATCGATAACTTGCTGAGCCGACGCCTCGCCATCGTACACTGGAACTCTGGAACATTCGACAACTAGAAAATCAAACATTCTTAAATAGATACCAAAGCCCTGAAGAACTTCTAACTCCATACCTTGAACGTCAATAACAACAACATTAAAAGGTGTCAGATCGATACCACCCTTATAAGCCCATACATCAAATCGAATCAGTGGAACTTCTACAGAGTTATTAACGGGAACCGAGGTCCATTCATGGCCTTCCGTTGGAATTGCCTTGTATTTGGATGACTTCTCCGTGTCACCATCTTCAGGAACAAAGAGACGTGTCTTGCCTGTTTCTGAACCCAGGGCAAGATTCCAAATTAGGGCATGATTCCAATATCTCTTCTTAAGTTCTTCGAAAGCTTGCGGGTGAGGCTCAAAAGCTAGAATTGGTCTATAGTTCTTTGTGACATACCAAGCTAATTCTTGTCCATCATTAGCGCCGATATGTATAATTCCACGAATCTGGTAACCGCTAGTTGTTAGCCATTCTACATGAGCTTCAACGGGATCGTGCATATTTGCATAGGGATTATAGGTAACCCCTCCACCTCCTGGAGGCTGTACTAATGGCGCGCGAATACTAAAGATGCCATGAGGCGCCTCGTCAGGTTTCACCACGGCCGCCTCAAGAATAAAATATCATTATGTGAAAGAATCGGCGTCATCCTGTCGAATCCTCTTTTATCCAAGAAATCACATACCTCAATAGCCGACGCTTCACCTTTATACATCGGCTCTTGCGAGCACTCTATTACTAGATATTTCAAGCATTGCAAGAAATCCCCAAAACCTTCGAGAACCTCTAGCTCCATACCCTGAACATCAACAACCAGAAGATCATATCTGGACATATCAAACGGACTAGGATCGATCAAAGATTTAGAATTATAGATAAGGTAGTCAAATCTATAAATAGAACAGTACGGCCCTATTATAGATCTATACTCCTCATCTAAATTTAATTCTTCTAAGAAAGAGGCGCCTGGCGTTACCGGAATTCCATCAGCCTTTCTTATAGGAATATTAATGGGTGTCCAACCCTCGTTATTACTTAAAGCGCAATTATATATCCATATTTTGCCAGAAGTAATTTCTTCATTAAAGTCTCTAACTGTTTGTCCAAATACCTCTGGAATCGGCTCGAACGCTAAAATAGGTACCTGACCTTCTTGTAAATACCAACCTAGTTCAGTGCCATCATTAATTCCAACGTGTATAGTTCCCGTTGGCTTTCCATGTCCATTGTCCGTAAACCACTTCTCTTTTCCTACGCCAAAAGGAGGCTTCATTTTTCTCTTTTTCTAATGTTACAGAACGACTAGTTACCTACTATCGACTCCAACAGCAGGTCCTCTACCACTTAATCTCTGTTGTCGAATCTGCTCACCGACAGGTGGTGTTGGATTCATAAAATCGCCATTGCCAATTACTGGATATCCGGTCCAGCTATAGGAAATTTCGCCCTGATGATCGGCTGGATCGTCAACGAAACTCCCCACTCTCATACCAGGAACTGGATCGTTTCGATCACATCCACAATAGGAGCACATATGATTCTGTTTCTCCTTTAGTCTGGTTCGCTGTACTGAACAGGTTCGTCTACATCTTGGAAATCATGATCGACAAATCCTGCGTATCCATTCTCAATATTATTTACGACATCGTCAGGATCAATTCCTGCTGCTTTGGCTGCATCGAGAATATTTTGTAGAGTAATATGTCCACCATAATTATCATGATTATCCCAAGCAACATTGCAACCGCACGACAAACACATTTAGGTGTCTCTCCTAATGAATTGGGATATGTCTACCTCTGGTTGTGGTTTAGTTACGACTTCCCTCGGCGTCCTGGGGGCCTCATGACGAGGCGGTAACAGAGGGATGGAACTCTTGGCCATCGCCTCCCTCAATGGGACGCCTTGGCTGTCAGGGCCATCCATAGGGGCATCGTACAGCTTCCTCTCTGAGTCGGAAATGAAGATGTTGTGATACATAAGTCTATTGACTCTAAAAACTCTCCATTCTTCATCAGTCATAACTACGGAGTTCTGCGCCAGAAAGCAGGCACCTCAATTGGCGCTAAAAGAATTGCTGCTGCTAATGCGAAGACACACCACCATATAGCATTGGCGCCAAGGTTAATAGCTCCTAGCGCTGAAAGAAACGCTACTATAGCAACTAGAAAAGCAACAAACCAACCGACACTCATTATTTCTCTCCCTAGCTTATCCGTAACGTTCTAGTCATAACTATAATTACGGACCAATTACGCACCACTCTACCAACTTCACGGAACCCCAGGCTGTAGTAGAGATTTAGCGCCGGTAGATTATTCGCAAAAACCTCCAGAGCCGCCTCTTCAGAACATAACGAACAGAGCGCGGCGAATAACAACCTTCCATATCCCTGGCCTCTATATTTTTATCTTATACCACCACTTAACCAAGCCTGGCCTTCATCATCCTTACGTATTAACCCATAAGCAACGGCCTTGTTAGATTCTGTGCGCCCAATATAAAGCGTCAGGTCATTTCTACGAAAATTTTTAGCCCAGAATCTCATCTCGGAGAGTAAATCTATATGAGATTGATCATTGGTAAGATAGGTACGACACTCGTTTCTAATTCTACGATTCAGATCGAAGCCCCAAGGCGTTCTGACAAGCTGAAGGTTTAACATTATATCCGTGAAGGAATCTTTCCTATAGATCTACCATAAGCAAGAAATCTCCTCTCAGCCTCCAAATAAACTTCAAAGCTAGCCTTGCCTGGTTCATATTTAATTCTCTGGTGATCACACCAGCGCTCGCAAAATCTTTCAAATACTGCGCCAGTGGTCGTTAGACCGCCTTGATGATCAACATAAAGTCCTAGAACGCCAACCTGCCATCCAGCAGCTATAGTCATCAGTGGCCATATCTTATCGTAGAAATGACAGGGTGCTATGCTCTCGTTTATGCCGAGGGCTTTAATGACAGGCTGACGAACAGCGATAAACATAGAGTCTAAGATCAACGCCAATTGAAGATCGGTAATCCTTCTGCCAGTATGTTCCTGAAGTTGACCTACTTGGCCTGCAAAGTTACACATAGTACCGCCGCCGCGCCCGCCACGATCATCAACTTCATTAGATCCACAGACGCCGACCATTCCTAGTCGGGGAGATCTTAGGAAACTGTCAAGTAAAATACGATCCCAACCCTTTTCGTAGATAAACAAATCATTATGCATAACACCAATGATATCTGCGCTAGTAGCACCTTCCGCTACACTTAGCAATGGAAAATAATAGCCTTGATTCTCATCAAGACGAACGAGCCTCCAATCAAACTTAAATTCCCAATGCCTAGGATTGCTACTTATATAGTTATAGTAGGGAATCGTGGATTCATTATCAATAACGACTATCTCCACGGATTCAGGGATAGTACTATTTCTGCTTAAGTGCTGCAAGCATTCCAGAGTTATGCTATGTCCATCAACAACTGGGATACCAATTTTAATTCCCATTATTAAGCTGCGTAATCCTCGCAAGCCTGAATAATCGTATACTTCTCCAAAGTCGTCAATTTACCATGAACAGGTATACAGACCATACGCTCAGAGAATCTGTCAACACCAGGCAGCTCTCTAGTTTTAAATTCACGAAAAACTGTATGATTATCCGTTCTAGTATGGATCTGTGAGGCCCGGATCTCTTTCTCTTCCATATGACGAATGAAATTCAAACGATCCTCACGATCTTTCATTAAAATGGTATATAACCAGAAAGCACTCTTTTCCAGGGCTTCGATCGGAAAGGCTGGAATGAATCGTTTTCCATCCAAGGCATCCCAATATAATCCAGCATTAGCTCTGTGATTATTAAGAATATTGTCTGCATACTTTAATTGCTCAAGTCCGATAATGGCATTTATATCATTCATGTGCCATTTCAGGCCCCAAACTTCTATATCTTCTTCGTGACGTGAGTCTTTATGCTTGCCTTCGCGATCTATACCATACCACCTAGCAAGCTTAGCTAGTTTATAGTCATCTTCATTTCGAATACTTAGTGCGCCACCATCAATAGTGGTGAGATGCTTGAGAGCTTGAAAAGAAAACATAGTATAATCAGCACTATTATTTCCAATCTTGACGCCATTCCAATCGTATGCTCCGAAAGCATGTGCAGCATCTTCAATAATGGAAATTCCATAATTCTGGCCAATTGTATGAAGTGCACCCATATTGCAAGGCGTACCTCCCCAATGTACGCACATGATAGCTCTACTATTTTCCGTAATCATCGACTGCGCATCAACTGGATCTAGAAGTCCACTGTAAGGATCTACATCTGCCCAAACTGGCCTAGCTCCAGCTCCGATAATTGGCATGATTGTGGCTGCGCAAGTCATTGGCGTAACGATCACTTCATCGGAATTAGAGCCACCATTAACAGATCCAATTCCAGCAGTCCTGAGCGCTAATTGTAGTGCTATTGTTCCCGAGCAAGTTGTAAGAATTCTTGAAGAACCAATCCAGCCGCCAAGAGCCTTTTCGAACTCTTCAACACGCGGTCCTTGCCGAACATCTCCATGTAAAGCTTCTATCAATCTTTTATCGACTGATACTTCCACGTTATCGACTGGAAATAAGTTAATCACTATACTGCTCCAAACGGAACGCTAAAAGTTTCTCTGCCGATCGGACTCTCCATATCATAAGGAGCGCCCCACTTTTGGCAATAATATCTTTTGCAATGCTCGAAGGAACTTTGTATTTCTCTTCTTCTCTCCGGACTGGCTCTGAATGACCCACTCCGAAAATGCCAGTAAGGAGCGAATGCCGCCCCTTCAAACCCAGCTAATTGAATGCGACGATGTGTATCGTTGTCTTCAAAATAAGCGGGATTAAACCCTTCATCAAATCTGCCTACTTCTTGTCCCAGGCGACGACTAACACAAAAACAAGAAAAGTCCGGGCCCGGTTGCCAGATCGGCCTAGCACTAACAAGCAACTCTTGATCAGGCACATCAGTACATGCATCTGACGGAGAAGCATGTCTCGCCGACAACAGCAAGATTTCCGGCCAAGACTCCGGAAGATAGCTTTCGTAGCCTCCCTGCTTCTCTTTTTCTTTGTTCTCAAACTGTCCGACTAAAATACCCCAGGCCAAGAGTTTCCCTGTATCTGGCCTTAACACAACATCATCATTCATAATAACAACAGCGTCATAAGCTTCTTCCCAAAGTAACTTATCGACTGCGTAATTCCAATTAGCTGCTAGCGCACATCTACGTTCTGTATTGTTTACTACTAGAACTCTCTCGCCTTCTGGTATAGAAGCTACTGCTCCATTCAGAAATGGAGAATTACTAAAAGTAACAATTGCATAGGCGTATCTCATTCTTTTTGTCTTCTATACTAATTCTAATCTGTTTCTCTTGAGCCAATCTAGCTTGCCTTGATTCCACATTTCATTCGCATAGAACCAATCGCTAATAGTGTTTACTGGCAACCAGAATCCTCTATGCTTATAAGCTGAAACTCTTCCTTGTTCAGTAAAATAAGGAACTGTCGCAACATCAAATTCTGCGTCATCTCCGTCAATACATTCAATAACTTGTGGATTAACTACATAAATTCCCTCGTTGGCCCACATATTGCCAGGAGTCGGCTTTTGACTAAAGTGTTCAATGACGCCGTCGGCGTCCTGGTGGCCGATCTTAAATTGCGCTAATCCAAATGATAGTTTAGGATTAGCTAAAGCAAGTGTGATTGAGCTATTCCACTTATCGTTAATTTTAGCCAATGTTGATAAATTGATATCAGACAGTATATCGCAATAACTTAAAAAGAATTTACTTCGTATATGTCCTGCATCGTAAATTCTTTTTAGGCGACCGGCCGAATAAACTGTATCAGAACTACCTGTGTCTAAAAAAGTAACATTCCACCGACTCCATCCTGGAGCTTCTATAATTTCTTGAGATCTATCTCCAAGTCCAAGAATAAACTCATCGACTCCCTGAGAAGAATACCAATTTAAGATATGGTGGATCATTGGAGAGTCACCTATAGTCACCAATGGCTTGGGTAAAAATCCTGTCTCTACTGATTGGATTCTACTACCCTTGCCACCACATAAAATAACCGCTTTCACTTTAGATACGACTCAACCGTACTGGCAAGTGCATCTCCAAACTCGTAGGGCCTACGCCACCCTAAACTAGCTAGTTTAGTCCCATCCAAACCATATCTTAAGTCGTGGCCTGGCCGAGTTGTATGGTAATCAACTGCGTACCAATCAGCTTTCTTTCCCAAGATAGCTTCAATACGATTCACCATTTCAAGACTATTCTGTTCTACTTCGCCGACAACATTGAATCTAGGAGGACATTCAGCGTCAGGAAAAATAGGTACTTTTTGGCTTAAAATAAATAACAGAGCATCGGCATGGTTTAAAACATAAGTCCAGTACCTACTACTAAACTGGCCGTCCTTGCCATGAATAAAAAACCTACGATCATTCTTTACATTATCAATGATGTACGGAATGAGTTTTTCTGGATTCTGGCGAGGTCCGAAGTTATTCATCGTATTAGTAATAACTACTGGTACCCCGTAAGTTCTCCAGTAGGAGATAGCAATAGCCTCTTGGGCTGCCTTAGATGCACTATAAGGATTAGATGGCTTGACGGAACTCCACTCTGGATGATCGAATCCATTCAGGGCGGGACCATATACCTCATCTGTTGAAACTTGAATAACTACTTTCGGTTTAATTTTGCGTGCATATTCTAGAAGATTCAGGGTTACATTAACGTTATTTTGAATGAACGGTACAGGCTCTTGAATCGAACGATCAACATGAGACTCTGCCGCTGCGTGAATTATATAATCTACTTCTCCGAGTTCTTCAATATTTCTTTCAGAGAACGGCCAATTCAGATCGTGATAGAAAAAAGTAGTACGATCATTATTAAACTCTTGAAGATTCTGTGAATCCCCTTTATGACGACAACTGACCGGACAATGAATGCTCCAGTCAGTTTTGTCTAAAATATACTTAACCAGATGGTGGCCAATGAATCCTGCGGCTCCCGTTACCAGAACCTTACTACTCATATATGTAGACTCTCTTTTTTCTTTCTGTTGTTGTTTCTAACTACTTTTCGGTGACAAACTTCACAATACGGACGAAGATTGCCATTGTCATCAATACTCACACCTGTCTTTAGGTGTCCAGATGGACATAACTCTTTACTAATACTTTTCCTTCGATTTGTATCCTGTCCAAGATGATAACCTCGCCGCCTCTCCTTGCGAGCGCCACCGCCCCCACATTCTGGACAAATTACAGTTCTAGATCTACCCCTAAATCCTGATCCATTGCATAACTTGCATGGCTTAAATTCACTCATATCCTAAAAGAACTTGCAAAATAGAACTCGATTGATGTCTAAGGGTATGGTGATCTCTGACATATTTGGCAGCCTTTCTGCCCTTGCCCTTTCCTTCTCTCCAATTGTCATAGCACTTCTGTAGCTGACTCACAGCATGCTTCTCGTCAGGAACCCACCATTCACCGACACTACCGAATGCTTCGATATACTCTTGACTAAAACCCTGTCCTGGTAGATCAGCAGGTTCCATATGGTCAGTTCGGATTGGATAACAATGACTGCTATCCACAAAATCTGCCATACCACTATTTTCAGAACTAACCAGCTCACCACCAGTAGACAACATCTCTAGTGGCGGCAGCCCCACCCCCTCACCCTTTGAAGGCCAGAGTAACACATCATTATTATAATAGTATTGTAGAACTGAATCTGGATGACTATCTCCGACTATTACCTCGATCCTTGGATCGGCCGCTGCTATTTTTTCTATTTGCTGAACAGCGTCGGTACGTCTGGTCTTAATGGTAAGTCGCCAGTCATGGCTGCCACCGCTTGCCATTTGGAATATTCTAATAGCGCCCAAGGGGTTCTTTCTCCCGGTAATCGCACCAAGGAGTAAGACCTTAAATTTACCATCAGGAATTCGATGTTTTTCTGCAAAGTACTCTGTATCAACCCCCGGTATCATAACGGAAATGGGAATCGTAACACCCGAGTCCTTCCACACCTTTACTTGATAACGAGAAGTTACAATGAGGTGGTGACAGTTATTGACCTTAGCAACATGTTTCTCTGGGATTTTGTTAGTCTCAAACTGAGTGACCACAATCTTATGAACTGACTGATGATTAAAAATATGATCATCGTAAGGCAGACTCATTGCGACACCGATCTTTGCCGGGACTCGATACATACCTTGGAAACGTGCAGCTTCAATATCAGATGTTACAAAAAGCTTATCGACCCAATCAACATCTCTTAAAGTGGGCTCACAACCCAACATTCTAAATCCACGATAAATGGCCAAGGCATGTCTTCCATAACCATCAACCATACTGATTGGACACCACCAGTCGAAAGTGAATTTACCGTCGATACGGGTAGGCATACGATTTTGTAATGTAGTGAAATCAAAGATCAGGTCTTTATCCCAACCGTAAGAGTGCATAAAGGTGACTGGTACCATTTGCCAATCACCACCAGGAGTCAAATAAACTCCTCCGCACTGCTTGGGAGCCCGACCTCTATTCCTGACCGGAACGAGATCTTCCGAATGGATTCCGGGAATCATTTACTTCCTATTGTATCGCTCATACTCTGGAAATTTGCCGGAGCGCAAGCCGGTAATAAGATCGTCTCTCACCTCGCTTTCTTTGGAATAGTTACGTCCTTCCATGTCAGAAGGCCAGTGAACAATCTCCGCTGAATGAATATGCACTCCGGAACGCTTCATTCGACGAACAAGCTCCCTAACCATACAATCCGGACAACCATGTTGCTCGCAACCTATTACGTGGTCACCAGTTGCCTTTTCTCTTTGGCATCCGTGGCCACCCATGGCCGCGATAGAAATTCGAAAATCTCCCATTCTATTTTCTCCAATTCTTTCTAGTGTTTAGAAGTCTCTTTATAAAAAATGAGGGGGCCAGGCTCTCGCCCGACCCCCTCTAGATTCAGAAGAGAACCTAATTCGCCGACGCAATGACTACCCTGTAGCCGCTGTCGCCTCTGCTGCATCGGCAACTAGATCGTTATGCGCCGAAGTAAGAGCCGCCACGGCAGCATCCAAATCGGCCTGGTTCTGCGGAGTAAATCCGTCAGCTCTAGCAGCATTTAGAGCTGCCACAAGTGCATCTAGAGCAGTCTTCAGTGCAGAATCATCTGCCGCCAACTGCTCGACGACACTTGTTAATTGGGTTAGATCTGCCATTAAGCTCATCTCCTGAGTTGTGTTCTGATTTATTGCGATAGTATTTGTTGTTACAGCCTGAGTTAGTAACTGAACATGACTTGTGAGATTCGCAATAGCAGTTTCTAAACTCAATTAAATACCAGGTGCTAGAAACTAGAAGCTAAGAGGCTGAGGACCGATCACCGGCATGAAGCCGTATGGCTTCGTAACGATGTCAGCCGAGCGCTCACGGATGTTTCTCGTCCAAGCATCCTTGTTTTGGTAGTTACCAGTCGAAGGATCGTAGTCACCATAAATAGCAGGCATAACCTGTAGCGGAACATAAGGAGCGTAAATATGAGAAGCCCACAGCGGAGGTGGATTCTTTAGGTAAAGGAACGCCACATTATCCGGCATAAAGTCTGTACCCCAGATCTGCCACCTACCAGCGTAAGTGCCGTAATCTGTGATACCCACAGAGGCCAGGTTCATCTGAGACGGAGCCTGAGCCTGTGTAGCAGTATTCATCTTCTGTAGGAATCCAGCCATGCCGTAGCCTCCAAGAATGGAGTCTGTCGGCCGCCGATTCGCTCTCTGATAGTTTACGTCAGCATCGATTAGAGCGTTATAAATAACCTGCTTGTAGTCAGTAATTCCAAGCGATAGCGACGCACGAGTCGCAACGGTTACCTGTGGGTTGGGGCCGGTCCATGGAGAAACAAGCTGCGAACCTACAGCAGGAACACCCTGAAGTCCAAGGGCGTTCTGTGTAATGTTCTTTAGATGCCGGCCAAAGAGATTTCTCGCGACCTCTTCAGCAAAGGCATTAATTAGCTCGTTCTCAATGTCCAATCCAAGCTGCGCACGGGCGTCTTCCTGGGCTTCCAGGGAGAATGTCGTACCCATGAGCTGCTTGACGACCTGCAATTGGAATCTGTTGAGCTGAAGCTTACCCTTTGCTGGAACGCCCAGCTCTGGAGTCAGCAGCCAGTTGTACTCAACCGACAAAATATTTGTGTTGTCAGACTCTCTCAGGAAGTCCAGCCAGAAAACAAAGGCCGACGGCCCTGGTAGTGGCTGAATAACCGAGAAGTCTCTCTGCATTAGAATGGCATACGCACGCCTTACGATTGGCAGAGCAAACTTTGTCGGTAGAGCCTCGTCAGATGTAGCTGTATCCTGAACCAGATGGACCTGCTTCCTGCCGTCTGGGCCATCAATAACATCAATCCGACGACCGCGCTGGAATTGAGTCTGATTCTCCAGAAGCATTGCCATCGCCCGGCGCTGTCGATCATTCGTCAGCTTTGGAAAATCCATATTGCCATGGAATTCCTGGACGACACCACGCATTTCCTTCTTGGCGTCATCTGGATTTAACCATCCAGAACGCGACCACTTCTCCAGAAGCATTTCCTCCTGATATCTGACGCGGTCAGATACAGGAATGTCCTGAACAAGTTCTAGCGCCTTCCTCTTCTCATCACTGAGCGTGCCAAGAGAAACTCTCATTAGCTAGGCCCTGAAGTGGAAGGAATCTCTAGTGGGCCGATTCTCTCCATACCGTCGTCTAGAGAGCCATCATCAGCAGGAACAGTCTCGGCAGTAACTGCCGCACCAGGCTGGCCCTTGCCAGTCTCAACACTAAACAGCTTGCGAAGCCGCTCCTCTTTTGTCTCTACTGGCTTCCGATTATGATCCAGTCCAAGCAGAATAATCGGCATAACCCGGTCATTAAACTCTGCCTTGGTCCGGCAGTCATTCATAATTTCGGCCAGAACCGCCCGTCTCTCATCCTTCAGATCGCCCGGTAGACCGTCTACGACCATCTGGAAATATTCCTTAAGCTCGCGCTGGGCTTCGCGCTGCTCGTACCCGCCAATGCGCGTATTAAGGACTGAGATTTCCTGAGTTAGCTCAGCAATCTTATCGTGGAAGGGAGCCTCGATCTCCTCCACAAGTGTCCTGTGCTGTGTCTTGAGAGACTCCAGTGTAAGAGTCATCGAATTACTACCTGTATCCTCCTCTAGAGAATTATCATTGGTCCTCGACTCGGCGGCAAGGAATTCGATGCCGTAAGTCTTCATTGCAGGAGAGTCGGGGGCAAAATCGACTCCGTCTAGCAATAACTTCGTCACCTTAAGCACATCTGGATTACCATCTTCCATAGTAATGCTTTCCATCTCAAATCGGCCTGGGCCAGATCTGAGAGAAATAGCATTTAGAAGTGGCTGAGGTCTGCCGTCAGATCCCTTGTGCTTCATAAGAGCAATTGCTTGCTCTCCCTTGCCCTTATTTACCACGTCGATAATAACGGAACCGACGCGGCCATCCTGAACAAGATCGACTATACCGCCAATGGGTAGATCACTGCCGTCTAGTGCAGTCTTGTGTCGAGGATAAACGGTAAGTGGTTGCCGGCCATCCGAAATTTGTGTCTTGGCCTCGGCAACAATAGCTGGAAGCAAAGCCGTCGGAAAAAGAATCTTACGATCAAATCCCGGAGCCTTACTAATGGAGTCTCCAACATAAAACGGAACCTTAATTCTTGCAAAACCACCAGACTCAGTAGTTTTGTCTTCAAGAATTAAAGGAAACGGAGCATTTTCAGAACCATCCAGAACAAGTATACTGTGAAGCGCTTCCGCTGTCACAAACTTCTCGCCATGTCTCTGGGATGTTGCTGTAAGAGAATTATCAATTGCGAGATCTTCTGCCGTGACCCAGCCTTCGGGCAAATTAGCAATAGCCCCAAGAGCTTTGGCTCTCTTAACGATGTGTCGCTTCGCTCTTGTATAAGAGCCACCACGACCTACGGAGCGAACAGCTCTCCGCACCGAATCTTTATCTGGAATTGGAAAAGAACCATCAGGGAGGGCTACTCCCTGGCTTGCATATTTTCTTCTCTGACGAGCAGAGAAGAACCTACTAGCCTGAATAAGTTCGTCAGCCGTAAGTACCATATCATCGTCATTGACGATGTCAATGGACTCCAACATGACCTTTAAAGCACGATCTTCCTGTGCAACTCCCCAATTAATAGGAAGTGTTCCTGCCATCTGGAGATCGCGTGCCCTTTGAATAATATGTCGCTGAATCTCATCAGCACCATAAACAACAGAAAGAGCATCGGCACCGGGCGGATTTAGAAATCTAGCAACTGCGCCACGCAGTTCTTCTGCACTTCTAATCTGCCACTCACCATTAGGCATTGACTGACGACGCGCAACTCCTCTTGCCACACGCGAGCGCTCTAGATCTGCACGACCTAGAACATCTCTTTCTCGGTCGCGCATCTCGTTATCGTCAACGCCTCTATTCTTTCCACCTATTCTCGACAGGGCTACATTTCCTGTTGGATCAGGAGGATTGATGCTTGTAGTCGTTGTATCTCCGATAAGAGGATGCTTACCTTTCACTTCTTTGGCTTCTTAGGGGTCTTCTTCCCCTGGACCGGGGTCGGCGGAAGCGCCAACCCACCCGTAGTAGTGCTCATTTACCTACTATTACCTCTGGCTCCTCGCCAGAATTCAGTAATACGGCACTCTGGATCACAACCATTCGGATCAGGATAGCTAGCACCTGGCTGGCCAGTAAATGGAGTTGTATTGCAGGGAACCTGCATCCAACCGCTCTGCATCACTCCGCCCGGCATTCCATTGTTTGGCTGATAGGAAAGGCCCGGAAGACTATCCGACCCTGCTCCAAATCTTTCTGCCACTTGAAACGTCCTCCATAGTTATTATTTGATGCTACCTAGTCTCGGTAACCGATCGCCTTTGGCAACTTCGCTTTGATGCGAGGCAGGTCGGCCTTCCATCCCGTATATCTTACACCCTTATCATCAAAATAGAGGTCGGCGTGATCTTTCTCTGCAACTCTATCATAAGGGACAGACCACTGCTTAAGCCACCGTCTAATAGCAGCTAGTCTTCGGATGGAATCAACCTGAGAGTGGGTTTGTCGGTTCCAGCCAGCGCATGAGACTGTAATCGTCACCCCTTGCTCGTAAAGATTTCTCATCGTTTCTACAGCATCTTCTCTCGGCGGAGCGACTCTCATAGAGGAGGATGCATTAGATAGAGTTCGATGCATATCTACGTCCAGACTAGGGCCGGAATATCCTCTGGGGTGATCGCGAAACATCTTAATATCTGGCCAGGTAGTTATTTCCTCGCCTACCCTCTTCTTTTCTTTGCGAGTCCATAACCCTGTCTCATCGAAGAAGAATCGCCGCTCCATCTCCTTCTCTGCCAATTCTCCGAGTTGATTCCAATCAGGAACTATACCAGGGCCGTCTTTTAATGCTGGATCTCCTGGAATTTCTATCATACGATCATCGTAGTAAACATTAGATGGGATCTTAGGTAAAATTAGATCTATCGGCAAACCGTATCTCATCGCCCAGCTTTTAACCATAGCCAGGCGCGCTTCAAAGACTTCTATTCCTTGGGGACCTTCATAGTAAAGTCCAGCCGTAGCAATATGCAAACAAGCTCCGAAAGCCTTCCATCTATCTAGCCATTTCTTTACGTGTGGAAAAGGATCAGAATATTCATCGGTTAGGGGATAGTTGCCGCCAACCCCTCTACCAATTTGTGGCTTAAGCGTTCCGTCTAGATCTAAAGTCAGTACAGGATGTGGCTCATCTGGATCGTGCCAGTGTTCTTTTGGACGAGGAACTAGTTCAGCTACTTGCTCCATTAGAAGAATCTTTTCCTCTTCTATCCGAGTAAGTTGACCGATCTGCCACTCCACATCTTTAGCTCTAGCTTCCTTCTCTACTTGTAAAAGTTGGATTGATTCTATTCTTGTCCGATTATGACTTTCTCTTTCATCTCGCAAGCCGTTTTCTGCCGCCATTAATCTATAACGCAAAGTATCGACTTCGCTCTCTATTTCTACAAGGCGCCTCTTTAGGGGCCGTAGAAATTTCTCGGCGATACTATCTCTAGGGGATGGATCAGTCTGGAGGATTATGGCCGTTTGGGTGTCCATTCTTTAGTCCTTGATGGATTTTATCCCCTATGCGTACAAGATCTTTTTCTACTGAGTCTGTCGTCTCGAATATAGCCTGAAGTAACGCTGCCGTAGCTAATTCTGTCGTAACTGATCTAACACCATCTGGACTTGGTGTCGGTGGAAGATCGTTTTCTCCTCGACCGTGACCTGAATAGCGAGATTGAGTCTGTTTCTGTGGCTTTGTTCTTCTGAATCCAGTTGGATTCGGCAGAGCCTTGCCCTTGGCGCCTGCCTTTGGAACTTTTGTTGGAGATTGAATTGCGCCGGGCGGTGATTGTCCACCACCAGATGCGGCAGGCCCGCCTGATTGACCAGGCATAGGCTTTCTAATTCTCTCTCCAGGAATCATTGGCTGAACCATTGACAGAGCTTCAAGGTTTGCCTGGTCTTCCTTATAGATAGCAACCCGCTCGTCAACTTCATCCATCTCTTCGTCTGACATATTAAATACGTGCTGCTGGACCCAACGTCCATCAATCGCATCGAACGGAGCATTTGCATAAATAGCATGAGCCTGGGCTCTAAACAGTTCAGATGAAGCCGCGTTCATCTGGTCGGTAGCATTCAATGCTGGCCAGCTAATCTCGTATTCGATCTTCTCGGGATCTAGATCTTGAAGAACTAGAGCAATATCAAAAAGCTGCTTAAGACCATGACCTACGACCTGTTGAATATCTCGGAGGAAACGAACATACTGGACATCTTGAATCGTCAGTGTACTCTTAGAGTTAACATCTTTCTCGAACCCGAGATGCGCTCTTGGTACTCGGAGGCACGCTGTAAATTTACGATGAAGATACTCTATGTCCGTGATGTCATGGATGCCGACATTCTTCGGATCGATGATATCTACTTTTGTCTGCATGGGCTGGACTTGTTGGCCAAGTTTAATCCAGCCGCTACTGACGAAGAAATCTGTCATTACGCTAAAAGGATTCTCGCGTCTACCGTCAACGTGCATCCTCTGCATAACACTAAATTGAAAATCTTGCAGAGCACGACGCCTCTGATCAGGAGAGAGGCCAGTAGTATCCACATAGAATACGAGCTTAAGAATGTCTCTGGTTAGGCGACCGACGATAAGTGACTCTTCAAGCGCCTTAAGTTTCTTATAAGTAATTCTAGCAACTCTTAAATGGCTCCTGCCGTAAGGAGAGAAGCCATCATGATTAAGTCGCATATGAATAATCTGCCAGGGCCAGAAAGTAGCGAGCATAGCGCCGGTAGCTTCTGCTTTCTGTTCGAAAGCACACTCTTCACTACCGTTTAAAACAACTCCAGACCTTTTATCATATCTGGGCTCGCCTAGTAGCAAGTTGCCGGAAAGATCTTCGTTCCGGAACATGGTGATTGGAGGTAATTGTTTAACATCAACAATTTCCCATCCATCATTTACCACGATCTCGCCGAACATATCGCCATACTTGACGAGGTTGCGTACTACCGGACGAACTTTCTCATGAAGCTTACATACTGCTACTACTTGATCCAGTATCTTTTTGACCTTGACATCACGAGAGAATACCTGAAAGGACATCTGAACGCCATCATCAGAAGTAGTGACGTTGTTTGTAATTGTATCAAGAGCGATCGACGCCTCTTCAGAGGACTGATCGATCTCTTCTACGTCCTTGTATGTTGCGCGACGTGTAATATCAAACTTGAACTGGCGATCGTAAAGAGAAACTAACCCTTCAGAAACAATACCCGTCTGAGTGGTATTTTGATCTTCTGGCTGCGGGCCAGTAGTTGGATTAGCATGAAAGAAAAGCTCTGATATCCGACGGATAAGCCCCGGGTTTCTTTTCGGCATCAACTGTGCCGGAGTTAAGGCTTGACCTCCCGGTCTACCAGCATTAGGAGTGGGACCTGGGGCAGCGATTGCCATTTTACGGGATTATCACCTCCTTAATTATCTATCAGCTACAAAATGTATAAATGCTGCTACTGCCGCAGCCACCAACGCCAAGCCAATGATTGTTGCAATAATTCCATGTTGATTTGTCCAGGTCCGAATAACCGGAGTTATCGGTGGCTGCTGCTGAAAATACAAAACACCTTCAAGGACAAACCACAGACCTAAAATAATTAGGATTATTCCGGCACCGACCCAAATACATCCAGCCACAAACCATGAAGGTAGCGGCACCATCTCCGCAACGGCCCAGATGCCATTATGAGTTGCGGTCTTTACTTCTGAAATAGCATTCATATATCCCTACGCTCAGAATTATAATAGATAGTACCGACCCCGAAAAGCCTAGTCAGTATCTCATCGTCGTCAGCTTCGTATCTTGGCAGTCTTCCTGTTTGAGGATCAGTCCGAGAAAGGATTCCAGATGGATATCTTGGCGGTACATTAGAAGCTGCTAACGCTACCGGATAGCTTGTAGTTTCTGGATCAGGTAGACTCCGATCAATTATAACTCTATCTACGCCCTTGGGACGACTTCTCTGATCCTGTGAGTTATCGATAATAGATATACCACGGAATCCGGGGAAGTTTCCGGGGCGAATCTTATTAAGAGTTGTAACAATAATATTACCCTTCGGCACTATAAGCCTCCCTTGGCTCTCTCGCCTCTTCAATTAAAGTATTACGAATAGAGATTCTATCATACTGATTCAAGGTCTGCGTCACAACAATCATTGTCTGCACTGCCGAGGCCAGCACAACAAAGCCTATGATTAGAATTTCTCTAGTAACATCTGGAGTAACTCTTACTTGCGAAGTTAAACCAAGCAATCCCAAGGAAAAGAATACTAAATGAGTAAAGACTATAGAGACTGCATCCCTATAGCTAATTCTTCCCGTGCGCTCGACTAGACTGTTTATTTTAGCTAAACGTAATCGTTTTAGATCCTGGTAGCTATCTCTAGCTGCCCAAACATTCATCACAATACCAATAACACTTATAATTGTATAATAAACCTGAAAGAACCTTGTTATATCTACAACAAAATCAGTCCAGCTCACCTTCTGCGACTTCCATCATTACGAGGAGCCAGGGCATTGAGTTGCGTGTGCAAGAACTTAATTCTTGCTTGTGCCTCCTCTAATTCGCGTTTCTGTTGCTTGGCCCTTAATTCTTGTTCGTTTAATCTCTTATCATCAGTATCAGTTCTTCTTTCTAGATACTGATCTGTTACTTCTTCCGGTAGATTCTTATCTTCGCGACGATTGCGCCATTCCCTAAAGTTGTCAATTACAGACTTAAATTTCAGTAAAACCTTGCCGGTACAACTCCGGAGAAGCTCTCGCACAATTATCTATTGCTCCCCGTATTTCTCAGTTCCGATATAGCTCTATCGATTAGAGGTAACATATCTTCTCTTATGCTTTTCAATGCGACTTCGAAATTGTCTTGCAGTCGATCGATTTGAGAGGATTGTCTTTCTATGTGTTCCTCTCTGCGAGCGATGATCTCATCACGATATTTTAACTCTTCTATTCTCCGTTCTTTTTCATTGGTGACTTCATCTGGAAATCTTAATCTACGAGTTACGAACAATGCAATACCCAACGACAATATTATAATAACTGAGGGCCCGCCCTGTTTTATTGAATTGATAAAGTCATCCCAATTCATTGTCGTTCCCGTAGTCCGAAGACTATCCGAGCAGACTTACTACCTGCGACCACGAATCAAACTTAACTGCACGCTTCTCTATATAGTAAGCTGCTGAAGGGCGCTTATTAGTAACTTCAAACGTGAAATAACGGCCGCCACGATTCCTGATAACCCAATCAGAGATTGCTTCATGCATGGATACAGGAGCCGATGTACAGATAATCAGTCGATACTTTCTATGTAGCTCTTGAAGGGCATCCATAGCTCCATCAATGGAAGCGTGGCCACTACTAAATTCACCGAGCGAGCCGTCTGAAAGTGTACCTTCGAAGGCAATGGAAATGGCTGGCTTAGTTGGGTCCATACTTCTCCTTAAATAAGGATTCGTTTAGTGAGTTAAATTGCTCTATGGAAATAGAGAGGGCGCGAGCTGCGCAGACAAAAGAGAATTCTACCAATTCATCCTTATGATCTTGCAATTGAGGATACACCCTAATAACAAGATCAACTTCTTCGCGCATTGCATCAGCAACTTTATTTTTAGCCATTATTCCCAATCTGTCTCAACGACGTACCCACAATGGAATCCATCTTGAGCAATGCTTCCCGCTTTATCTAGTCGAAGCAATAAGCGATCACCGCTGTCGTCATGAACTTTAACAACGTATTGCTCATTGCCTATATATGAATAAAATGCGGCGCCTGGCAACGCTACTAAAGTATGCTCGCAACCAGCCAAGCACTTCAATCTAGAGGTTTTAACTCTATTCATAATTATACCAAAAGTCCTCTGATAAATAGAACTAGCATCTTCATCAACCATAGTGAGTTTGGATCATTTTCCTTCGGACCGAAACGACCGGCCCTCTTTCTTCTAGAGTCATAAAATTCTCTTGAAGGCCAATTACCAGATATCTCAACGCATCCATAATATGTCTAGCTGGCTGAGGATTAGCTGGGCGATCAAGCAATTCATCTTCTTCATTAGCATTCTTCGCCCAAACATATTGCTCGCGATAGTCTATCAGAGCTTTACAATTTGGGAATATCCTTAAGCGGCCAGTTTTGAAACGATCATACACTAAGTCAATCCCTGCAAGTATATCATTGTTTGATTTAAGGATTGGATAACCTAATTCATCCGCAGTCGCCATCTGATCGGCACCAGAAGGATCACCAAAAGCTGCATCTACTTCTAAACCAGCTCTTTTCCAACGATCAATATGACCACGCATAGTCATAGAAGGTGCTTCATATTCGGCAACCACATAAAGAACATCACTATTTATATCGTATCTAGCCCAGAGAGCTGCGTTCGGATCGTTCATACCGAAGTCATGACCAGAGAAACAAGGCCAGTGTGAAGGAATTCCTCTAGGAAACTCTTTCTCTGGATCAATAATTAAATCGACGGTCGAAGGGTCATCGTAAATAAGACCGTAGGGCTTAGCAAAATTACCTTCAAAGAAGATGGAGAAATATTCTGGGCGGCGTCGTGCTTTGATTTCCTCCAAAAGCACAGGATCGAAAGAGAGATTATCCAACGAACGACAATGAACCCACTCCACGTCCATGCGACTACCATCCATATATGGATTGTAGACATCTGTTTTTAGCCAATTGTTAAAGTACGGAACTGAGGTCAGGAGGATTGGAGACTTGTGTAGGTTAGTACGGCGCTCGGCCACGTCATAAGCGACTCTAGCCATCTGACCACACTCATCAATCCAGACTCCTCCCTCCAAGTGGGAACCCTCCAGCGATAGAGCGTTCTCGCTAGATCCGAAAAGAATCTGGCTATTATTGTTTTTGAGAGTCAGAGTGGCAGTCGAAAGATTCATAACATATGGAACTTTATAGGATTTAAGGAAATCCTCAATGCGCTTAATCATAACACGAACCACGTGACGCTGATAAGAAAGACCAATAGCCAAGCACTGCGCATTAGGTTTGCTTAGCCATTTCATTATGATATAAGGAGCTAACCATGTTTTACCCGAGCCAGTTCCTCCGATCAAAGCAATAATACGTTTATCGGAATTGTACGCCTTAATCTGGTGATGGAAAAATTGGGCGGGGCCTTGGCCCTCTGGGACCTTCTGGTTAGGTTCCTGGATCATTCTTTGGTGTTAATGCTGCGATTGGGCGAGGAGCATGGTCAATTACCATGGCTTGGGCTTGTGGATCATTAGGATGAGGCATAATATTAATCTGAATTGCCTGATTTGTAACTTTATCAGCCGGCTGATCCGCCGCATCAATGCCTTGCAAGCGAGCTTGGCGTTCTAGGACCTTCATAGCTACCTCTACGGCACGTTCTCGCCCCTGAATTACTTTAGGAGCCAGTCCTCGCCAGGCCATTTCTAGTCTTTCGTTTTGAAGTTCTCGTAGACTTTCTATACTCTCTTTTTCATGCTTATCCATTAATCTCTGATAAGCTGATCGAGCATGTCTACCACTTTTATAGTCTAATTCTGCGGCGATCTCGTCAAAAGATAGACCTTGAACCCTTAATTCCAGGATTCTAAGTGCTTTAGCGCGTGTCCAATCAGAGTTTGCGCCTCTTTTTTTAGGTTTTACAGGTAAGGGTCGCAGATTTGTGTTCTTGTCTTCATCAACAATTGTTAGAGCCTGGGCTTCAGCTATAGCTGGTTTCTTAGTAGGCCCGGCGAGAATGATGTCAACTAGATCAGCAACTTTCTTATCTAAGTCGTCACTCTGGCGTCCAGGAAGCATCATATACGTCTGGAAGATTTAGGCCGTTGGGGATGTCTAAAATTTTCGGTTCTAGGCCGGGCGGAATTAAAGATTCGTCTACGACCGCCTCAACACGCGTCGGAAAAACCACGATGTGGTCACTTTTAGGCAGTTCTCTAGATTCCATAGGTATCCTCTTTTTCTGATCTTGGCTCCTCGGCCAGAAACTTGTACTGTAGCTGTCTCTGTAAGTGGCTCCAGAGAATCACTGGTGCCTCTACTTGGCGTCTCTGGGCTGGCGCTTCTTTCCTCTATAGCCATCCGCGACTCCTCTCAAAAATTCCATCCAAAACTTCGGGTGGGATACGTTCGCAAGCATTCTGGAGCGGACCCTCTTCTTCATAATCAGTAGACAGGTTGATAAACCGGCCAACACCCATTGTGGCGATATGATAATCAATAGGATCATCAGTTGCTTGAGATTCAAGTATAGCATTGAAGTGTTTTGGACACCAAAAATTACCAATATTTATCAACTTCGGAGTCCAAAAACGCTTTTTTAGACGCTTTTGGACCTTTTTTAACCACAAAATCACTTTTCTAGTACTTCTATTCTTCTTTGCGAGGTAAATTGTTATGACGAGGATCGTAAAATAAATGATCGACTAATAACTTTAGATCAATCGTGTAGTAAGCACATTCCTCATCGCCGCAGAACATCACTTGATTAGAAGAGAACTTTTTATTTATATCAAAACTATTTGGAACTTCGAAAACCAGGAACTTGCTCATCTCCTACCACCTATTAAGAGCTTTAAGTAGGTCAACGACCAATTTTACTGAGCAAAGAACGATACCAGCTACACAAAAAGTTAGTATCCAGGCGGCGAGGGTGTAATCAAGTGTCACCGGGTACGATCTCTAAGGTAATAATAGGATTCCCGGGGTTAGATACAACTTTAATCTTGGCCTTACTGCAAAGATTTATCACTGAGGCCATGTCAGAAACCTGAATGAAGGGGTCAATTTTCTCTGCCAACGGCTTTACTTGAATCTGAACTCGAATGCTCATCGCTGCCGGGCGAGGCTTGTAATTATGTTCGAACCAATTGCCCCCGTCCGGCGGAGCTTCTTCGTCCTTGGGCTTGAACAAGTACCGCCTCTCTACTACGCTATCCGCTATCCTCTCGGCAGCGCCGGGATCGAGGATGTCGCCGCCTGGGTCAATCATACTTACGTTTTCTCCCCATTAGGTATCTCTACTCATTATATCAAGGCTATCACCCTCGCAGGTGCAATACCCCTAATACAAGAATCTAGCACAAAACCCTTAGTTGTGTTAGGATCGCAAGGGTTCTTGGGCGTTGGCCGGGTTGTCCATTAGACAGCCCGGCCTTTTCTGTCCATGGAGATTGGAATGAGAGTTAAGGTTCAGAATAAGAAACAGTTTGCGTATGATGGCACTTTACTAGGACTAAAGAAAGTTCTTAAGATGATCGAAGAGAATAAAATTCCAGATGACGCTTGCATTTATTTTAGAGGCAGAGTCGTTGAAGTCATGTGGAGTAGCTTAAATGATAGTAGCGTATGAAGATCCAGTGCAGCGAGGGGATGGGTGGTGGTTCAAGCGAGTAACTGACACCTTTGAGGTCTGGTTTGGACCTTATCCTGACGAAAATAACTGTTACTACAATCTACAAAGACTGCGCAAAGGTGATATCGGCAATTTAAATCCTGCCGTACATCAAAATCTCTTCGAGGCTCCGTCTTGGCGTCAAACTGTTAGAGATATTTTCGGAGACAGCGGCGTCGAAGCTTACCCTCCCAGAGGCTCTAGAGGATAAATGTCGGGCCGTTCAGTAATTTACCTACGTCGAGGCGGCAAGAAACGCCATATCTTCACCAAGGAAGGTACATTCTGGGTGGCGATCTGTGACATTAAGATAATTTTTAGGAATACACATCCCGGGGCCATTAAAGACGTGGACTGTAAAAACTGTCAACGTCTCTACGACCCAAAGAAACATTTATATATTTAGATGTCTCTTTACACTCTATTAGAAAATGTATTCTTCTTTGTTATAATTATCGCCTGGTTCGCTGACGTATGTATATCAGCCAGGGAGCAAGGCTATGAGCAAACACATACGGATCTTTGTGCGGGGGATTCAAGGGATTCCTTACGGGGAGAGGATTATGCCCGGATACATCTTTGCCAATCGAGAGCAAAGAGGAACATCAAGCATATATTACCGACCAGAAGCGCGGGGCGATAAATGGTGGTACGAACGTACAGTAATAATTACCAGACCTAATGCTACTGATGAAGTTCATACGCAGTGGTTTGGTAGCTACGATGATGAGCGAGAGTGTCTAGAAAGAATTAAACGCGCCAAGCAAATGGATAACGAATTTTCCAATCTCTAGCAGCGCAGGTCGTGCTAGGGAACAGTTGTTCGCTTGACTGCTAGTACGCAACGTGTTAGCATAGCATGTGTAGTGGTCGTATAGAGGGTGGCCCCGGCGGGCTGCCCTCTTTCTTTTTACCAAGGATTAGCAATGGAAACTTGCAATACATGCAAAGAGATTCTACAACTGGTGAATCATGGGTGGGCGACAGGTCTATGGGAGCATTCTCACGATTGTGGCCGACTAGGACCGAATACCTCAACTCGTGCTTGCACTTGTGGGCTTACTTTTTTCTACCAATTAATCGACAAGATGGAAAAAGATGAAAGTAACTAGCTCAGTCGGCGAGTATGTCCGTCGAGAAGCTTACTACTACATGACCAATGGGTGGGTACCCGATATTTACTTACATACTTTCGTGCATGTCAATCGTTGCGCTCTTAACGAAGTCGCTAAAATAATCAGGAGCGAAGAGGACAAAGGATATTTAGTTAATGCTAGCCCACTAAGATTTTCTGAATTCCATGCAGTTCTTTCCTATAAGATGACACCAGCAGTACCTGCCGATTCTGAGTTTCAAAAGAAGATCGGTGAGGCTGGTGCTCATCTAAGAAACATTATTACGAGGTAAAAATGGAATTAGCAATACCCCGCACAATTATTGTCGATGACTTGGCTCGGAGCATTATTACTCTGGCTCATGTGCACGGACCTTTTCAATTGGGACGCACCCCAATTCACGACAAGGGCTTGGAGTCATATTACTTAGCCTTGGCTGAGCTAGATAAGAGAACTCTGGATGACGAGTACAGAACTCAGATCACTCAGGAAGCGCTACGAAGATTCGGTCTAGCCTTAGCGTTTACATCGCTGTGATTATTATCTCTTGCTCAGGAAGTCATCTTTACTATAACCCAGACGAGTCACAAGATAATCCCAGCTATGATAGAATTATCGCTGTAGGGTTCAATAGTGATCCCTCAGGTGAACTACCAGAGATGCTTGTCTATTACGACGAGAAAACTAATACCATAAAGCGGGCGACTGACGGCAACGGATTTAAAGGGAGAATCGAATCGTAGAATTTCTATTAGAAAACAGAAGAATGTTATGTCCGCGTTGTGGGTATCCATTGAAAGCCCGAGAGAATTCTAAAACTGGATCAGCCTTTCTTGGCTGTTCAATATGGCCAGCTTGTAGTTATTCCTCAGATTTAAAAGAGTGGAATCGACATCCAGACAAGCTTAGGGCCGAGTTCTATATCTCACCGAGCCAGCGCAAAGAGCTAGCGTTCGCGGAGGCTAGCGGAATTGATACTAGTCCTAGAAAACTAGTTAACAGAGTCAACGGGAGATTAACTGAGTGACTATGGAATCTGAAGCGCCGACACTGAGAGAGCTACTTGATCCAGAGCTAATTCCAATGATGGAGGATCTAGAGAGGGAGAGAGATAGTTGGAAGTGGCTTTATAAAGATGCACAGGAACAGATCAAGTATTATGAGAAATTAGTGGGTGCCACGGAAGAATTAATGACTACCATGAACGAGTGGTTAGCCGCACAGGAACGAGGCTATAAACAGGATATCAATAACTCTGAAACAGCTATGGCTATAAAGCTTGAGTCAATCAAAGAGCTAGTAAAGTCGAAGAAGACTAGTGGGTAGTTGGCGCACAGGCAGTGATCGGGGAGATGTTCCCGGGCCAAGACAAAGAACTCTCTATGGCCCAGATGGGGAACTCCGGGGAGTTATGTTTTCCTCCGAGGATGCACTTCTAGTTATTAGAGCTTTACAAAATCAGGAGTATTGCGAGAAATTAAAGGAAGAGGCTCGATTAGCTTGTAAAGATATTAGTATAAATGAACCTCGTGCTGCGCTAATTAGACTTGGAGAAATCTTAACCAAGAAGGATCTTAGTGAGTAGTGATGGAAGAAATTAAGTACGAGGTTATAGAGACAGATAGTAATGGGTCAGCAGGTCCGGGATGGTTCATTGCTCACATTGTTGGATATTGGCCCAAGGGATATAGTAAGAAATTAGGTGTGCCGTGGGACGAAGAAGAGGAAAAAGATCATCTAGAGTTTGTAGTGGAAACATTAAATATAGGCAGAGATATATAGGTTGTCACAGTTCTTAGTAGTCTTTCAGGCTATTATCACTATCTACGGAACTTCTATGGCTCTGGGTCCAATTATTCAAGCTTATAAGATATATAGAGCCAAGTCTTCGAAGAATGTCTCCAGGTTTATGTTTTCTTATGTAGGCTTCGGATGTTTCTTATGGTTAGTCTGGGGACTATTAAGTAGTAATGCTCCACTAATTGTAGCTAATATAGTAGGAACTATAGGGTATGCAATGTGTGTAGCTTCTATATTTATCTGGAACGAGGAGGGAGGAGCTACCTCTCTATCTTAATGGTTAGGTTACAGTCTAGGTATCAGCTTCTGGGCTCTTGACGAGAAGATGGGTGGATGTGATATGCTCTCTCACGGTACGGGTACTGCGAGACAGTTCTCCTCCCACTCTCCGGAAGGGCAGGCCGCCACCAGGGGCGAAGCTGAGCGTTCCGGGGCCAGGAATCAGGCTCCCAGCGATGGGTCGCCGCCCTGGCCCTCGGGATAGATTCACCAGGCGCCGGGGACGATGGAGCAGCAGAATGGGCCACTCTCTTAGAGAGTGAGCGGCTGATGAGACATCTCGTTTAGTAAAGGGTTCGAATCCCTCTACTATAAATAAAAAAATACCCCTGCGTCTACTCTCAAATTTAAACGTCGTTTCCACCTTCTTCCCCGAGCCGTGCGAGGGAACTAGTTGTAGAGAAAGATCCCAACCTTATGTCTCTTCCTTTTCTTTATTCGCATCTGTACATTCTGTTTTGGCATCTAGGAGCACTGACCACAGTCGTAACTATCGCAACCGGGGCATGGCTTCTAGCAAGTAACGTGCAGCCGATAACATTCTTCCTGGCGCAGGGAGATACTTTTGACAGAGCAAGAAATTATCAATACCCTTCGGGCTCGAAGGCTAGAGAAGGGTATAAAGTTGAGGGAGGCCGCGGAGTTATCAGGACTACCTCCCTCAACTATATGGAGAATAGAATCAGGAACCAGTGGGCCTCGCATAAGTACGATTCTAGCTTATGCAAGGATTCTAGATACTACTCTGACGCTGTCTAACAGAGACTAATTAACTAGGGAGGTCCAACTAGGATCTCCCTTTTTTATTGCTCTACTGACTGCGTGTTAGCATTCAACCTCGCACATATATATCTATTTTTTCTTCTCAAGATATTATGATTTTTAGTCGTAGTTTTTTTGGTATCAGACACGAGTTGGATTGATAGTATGGAGTATATTTATGCTAGTTTGCAATCGTAGTTTTTTTGATTTCTGGAGCGAGTTGGAGCCTCTCCTCGAACACCTGTTCGCCTACCAATAGTAAGAAAGCCACGGGGGGTTGCCAGTCAACCATCACTTAACATCCAGTTTAGTCTGACTTTACTCATTACTATGAATCAATAGTTTTACTATTCATTCATAGTAGTAGTATGTATAGTAGATATATACATATATACTATGTATATATAGTATGTATGTATACCTATATATAATATAGTATTAACATATACACATATAGTATTAACATATATACATAATAGCCTATATATATCTACATATACACATATCTACATGGGTATGCACCGGTATTAACATTCCTACATAGAAATACCTACTAGTTCATGTTAATAAGAATGAACATGAATATCATTGACATACACGTATGTGTGTGGTATACGCACGCGTACGTGCGTGTGTACGCGTACGCGTGCGTCCTATCTACCTACCCTGCCCCAGTTCCTTCTCTTCAGTAGGTAGGCTACCTTAAGTAGGTAGGCTACCCTATGAATATAGGTAGGCACTGCACATGTGCAGTCGTTATAGTTAGCACCAATGAGATTGACTACTGAGATTGACCGGCGGAGCTAACTCAGCTCCTCTCGATTAAATCAGAATTCATTCTTAATTAGTTCAGACCGTACGTACCTTTACAAAATCCCATAGCTCGCGATCCTCTCTATGTGAGGGGGCGCATATGAGTAAGAGAAACCCCACTTGCTTACGGGAACATCCCGCGCATTTGTTCGGATCTCTTGCTAGCCTTGGTGTTACATACTTCTATCGCAGTGAACCGGCCCGGTTCTGGCGGTAGTCACGTACTAGCAACGGTCTAGTGAAGCTATCGAAGATGTAGAGGGTGCTGTGTGGAAGGGTAAAACACCTGCGGCGTGCCAGGAAAAGGCAACTCGTCTGTGGTCAGAAATCGCAATGTGCGACCGAAAACCTCATTCGGGGCGTTCGTCGGCTAGCAATTACCACAGTGGTGCAGATTCGGCCCCGAAAGGGGAGATGCGCAAAACCGGCATTCGTCGGAAGTACCCTAGGAACGTTCAATGCAATCTGAACGCATACCGTAGTGGCCGAGAAGTCAAAACGAACTGCCAGAGTTCGTATCGACTCGGTACCTTGCTCATAGATGGGATTCAATCGACTAGCGGCGTTTCTACCGCTAGAACCGAAAAACTGAGAGGCAACTCAGCTAGGAGTCGAAAGACTAAGTAGCCAGAACCCAAGCGAGTAGCGTTAGCGCTCGTGCGTGACACGTTCGTAGTTGGGACCGGTGACGTATCCACGGCGAAGTGAGATCACATCAAACAGTCGCTACCAGGGAACGCGCCAAGAGTCTGAGAAACCTCCCTAAAGCTCTGAGATCGATTCTCCGGGCTAAGAACTGGCGAGACGAGCTAGAACACCACCTAGCGCTTAACGAGGCTTAGATAGCCTCCGAGAGCGCTAGAGACGGTTCTAGCGGGAATCTCGGCTAGTTCCCTACATCGGTTCTAGACCACCGCTAGGGTTCGTGCCAGTCACCATAGAACTGGCCTACGAACTCAGAACCAACCAACTACCAGCCTAGTAAGTAGAGTGCCAAGGAAGTTAGTAGTTTGAACTCACTCAGTGAGAAAGCGAACACTTCCAACGGTCTGCTGAATTCCCGGTAGCGTTCTGAGTTCACATCAGTTAGTCGAGCTGAGAGCTACGGGCGGGCACAAAATCCGTACCGCGTTCTCAGTTCCTACTGTTGTAACCGTTCATAGTCAGATATCCAAAAGACTGACCTACTGCCTTAGTAGAACCGGGATGGCAACAGAGAGATAAACCAATGACCTACATAGTCAAGTGGGAAACGCTGAACGGAAACGTTCTGTGCAAGCGCTTCACTGATTCCGCTCTGGCAGAGAAGTTCTATCAGCGCAAGCTCGATACCTCCGCCACCTACGGCACTCAGTGGGTCGATATGGAGGCCATCAGCTAAATGAACTACATCATCACCTACACCAAGTACGGATGTGTTTTTCGTGCTCGGCGCGGTACCAAGAGTGCCGCTGCTGAGCTAGCTCGTGATCTCAAGTCAAGCAACAATCTTCGCCCGGTTGACGTTTCGATCTATAAGGTGTGAGACGATGTGAGAGTTCACATCGTCTCATCGATAGAGTTGTAACTAGTCACTGCGAGACATCCAAAAGACTCGCCCACCATTTAAGTGGAACTAGGATGGCAACTGAATCGGAGTTAGACATGGCACGTATCATCCGTACTTCTGCAATCGTGGCCGCTCTGTTCGTTGTTGGTGTTGGTCTCAACGCCGCTGCGGTCAGTGACGAGCGTCAGGTAGGAGTCCACGTCTACCATACCGCTTCCCGTACGGGCGTGTTCGTCGGCAACTGCTACGATTTCAGTTTCGGCGTGGACACTCAGAATGGCATCTACCGTGATGCCTGCTGAGTGTCCGAACTGTAAATGGTCAATGTGAGATATTCCAAAGACTCACCTAGCACTAGCTAGTACCATGAGGACAGTTCCTAGAAAGGAAATAGAAATGGCTCAGTTTGTTATCCGTGAGAAGTCCACCAAGCCCTCTTTCGCCGATCAGCTCCCGAACGCGACTGAGTTCGCCAAGGATCATCCGTTTGGAACTGAGGCCGACTTCGGCGATGGTGTCGTCTACGTTCTGACCGCTCCTCGTGACTGTTCGTGGCAGCCGAAGCGTGGTCGGGCCGCTGGTTCCACCAACAGCACCAAGGCAACTGCTGGGCCGGAGACGGCTCCCGAGTCCAAGCCTGAGAAGCCTGCCAAGTAGCCCAGACCTGAGAGTGGGAAATCAATTCCCACTCTCACTGATTCGTACTGTAAAGCTACCTAGCTCATGCTAGCTGGTCTAAAGTCCAGATAAAATGCTGATAGCAGTAAGGAGTTAGACATTGGGATTGAAGCCAGGTTCGCTAGCCTTTCGTCGGATCGTCAACTACGATCCTGTTACTCGCATCGCAACTCTTTCTTGCGATCATACCGTCACTGGTATTTGGCCTGACACTGCTACCAAATCACATCTGGCTTGTGTGAAGTGTGAGCGTCCACACCGAACCACCCGACCACGTCAGCGCAAACCATTTTGGCTGACTGGTGTACCAGTCGCCTAGAACTCTGGAGACAACCTCATGTGTGATTTTCACCGTGCCATGAACATTCCCGCTGATTGGTGGGCGCGCAAGGATCGCAAGATGTTGCGCCGTATTGCCAAGCGGCGCTTGCGGCACACTCTCCGTTGCCGCATCTCCAACTACCGTTAGAAGCGTTAACCTCTCTAGTCAGAGTCATACACTCTGCTACACATCTAAAGAGAGTGATAGGCGCAGGTTTTTATATGCTTTCTATCACGGTTAAGCTCACCAATGGCGATGCCATCGAATTCTCTGCCCCAAACGAGTACACAGAGTTCAAAATGGTCGGCTCTGACGCATCCCTGCCCACGGATGTCGCTCTTTACCTCGACAATCTCTATTCGTTCGCCGACCATGTCAACTCTTAACGCTTTGCAACTGTAAACCTACCAAGCCGGTCTAAAGTCCGGAACCTACTATTTAGTAGGAAATGGTGATAGCAGTTCACAAAAAGGAATACATAAATGAGCATTTTTGATAACGTCACTGTTGGCGATGACAACCGCAGGCCAGTCAAGGCTCACGGTGCCTATACTGATAGGGATTTCATCATCACCAACCTGCGCGCGTCAGTAGATTTCGCGCGGAACTACGCTGGTGATCGATCCCTGGCCATGGCCATGCTGCTGGGATCTCTGGGAACGATCGTTTCCGGACTTTCTGGAATCCCTCACAATGAAATTCAAGATCTGATTACTCAGCTCTGGGAGGATAATCCCAATTGGAACCGTTGATTGGTAGCTGTAACCTGGCCAGTTCACTGAACTGAGAGTCTAAAGCCTCTATAAACTAGTGATAGCAGTGAGTTGGGAGACTACATCTTTATGTATCACTTCTTTGTTATGGCCGCGTGTCTGGTTGGACTTGTAATCAACAGCATTTTCGGTTGGGTTCATTTTTCCAACAACGATCTAGCCTGCCTCGTGTTCGCAGTCGCACTCGTCATCATGATCGATCTTCGGATCATCACCAACGGACTCAGTAGCGCTTTTCAGACCATCTACGATAACCACACTGTTATCGCTCGTGGTCTGGACATCATCAACGCTAAGCTAGCCAAGTAACTAGCTTAGTCAGTTCGAAACTGTAAACCTACCCTTATGGGCCGTCTAAAGTCGGCATGAGAAAATGGTGATAGCAGTTGCATGGGAGAAAAATCCTATGGTGCATGAGCACACTGACTTTCTAGATTGTCAGTGTTCCTACATGGAAAAGATCGTTCTCAATCCTTCTCAAGTTGCCTTGGATGCTTTGGACAACTTGCAAGGTATTGAGTTCGATACCATGGTCGGGCGCGGACTCAGTGGCGCATTGGTGATTCCAAAGCTTGCCGATCACTTCGGAGTTCACTGGTACATCGTGAGAAAGCCTACCGATTCATCACATAGCACTCTTCTTGGAGAGGGTAGGATGGGCCGCAAGTGGCTTTTCGTGGACGATCTCATTTCCAGTGGCACTACTCTGCACCATACAACTCTAGCCATAGAAGAACTCTGCAAAAGGATGAATTGGCAAACCGAATTTGCGGGAGCATACCTGTTCGGAGAATTTCTGGACAGTGAGCCTGTGTACCGATCGCCAGAATGGGTCAAATCGTTCATGGCCTATAAGATTTTCTAGCTCCGCCGTTGCCTGTCCAGTGAATGACAATCACTGTCCAGGCAACTGGCCCGTAAACCTACTTATATCCGTCTAAAGTCGGAGACTGGCAAATAGTCAGGAATGGTGATAGCGGTACCTGAAAAAAGGAACATTGATATGGCCAAGAATTCCAAGCGCGTCAGCACCACTGCCCGCCGCCGTCCCAATCGCACGGAAACCAAGGCTACTTGCCTCACCCGTACCGTGGGACGCTCTGAGGCGGCCGCTACGGCGCCGAACCTGCCCGGGTTGGCGTGGAAGCTCTCGCCGGCAGGAACGTGGTCCTACGTGGTTCTGAGCGGCTCCTAGCCATGGTCAGAAACTATCAAGACTATCGTAGGTTGGGCTGGAGTCGATACCGTTCGTTCATGCTGGCCTTTTACGATCTTCCGATCTTCAATTAGTGGAGTGAGATATCTCACTCCACTTCTGTTCCAAACCGTAAAGCTGCTGATACTGGTCTAAAGCCCAGATGAAAAAATGCTGATAGCGGTAATTGAAAAAGGAAAGGTTATGAGGTATTCGGTTCTCGATTCTGACATCACGGCAGAATCAAGAGTTGGCGCCGATGGAAAGCGCTACACCGTTAGGGTTTGGCAGAATGCCGGGCGATATCAGTCGGAACTGATTCTCTGCGCAGCATTCGACTCGGCTAGTCAACTCTGCGATGCCAGTGTTAGCGATTCGGATTCTGGAGAGACGTTCGCTGACTATTTCAAGGCTCCATTTGGACTGGATACTTTGGAGTGCGGCCCAGAGCTGACAGAGTCAGAGATCGCCTACGCCAATACGTTTTTTGGTGCCAAGCTGTACTACTCTGGCGACGGTTTCGTATTCCTTCGGTTTTTGTATTCGGAGCGCGAATACGAACTCAACTACAGTCATAGCGTCGAGAGTGCAGGTTAATTCCTGCACTCTCTCTCTTCTGGAAAGTAAAGCCGCTAAAACCCGTCTAAAGCCGGGATGCAAAAGTGCTGATAGCTTTTCAATGCTCATCGGGAGAAGAAATATGAGCAAGTACGCGCGGGAAATGGAATTGGCTGTTGAGGCTGGTCTCTCGGCATGGATCGCTCCCGACGGTACTTTTCACGCCGTCCCTGAATGCGGACACGAGAGATACTGTCGCGAGCATATCTTCGGTCTGCAACCTAATTCCTATGACTTCTGGCAGCACGATGGCGCCAGCAAGCTGGAGAGTCAGGGTTGGCTGCATATCAGTGGTGGCCATGTCTACCGTAAGGCATCCGTCACTCAGAGTCAGGTAGATATCCTTTTCGACTTCGCTTGTATAGTCGAAAAGAGAGGATATCGTCCTTACGGATTCAAGGCCCTACAGGAAGGCTTGCATAATCTGATTGAACTTATGTCGTGACTTCGCACTGTAAACCTGCCTAGAATATCTAGCCTGTCTAAAGCCAGGATAAAAAGGTGATAGCAGTTTTGGAAAAGGAACATAGTTATGTATGTGGATGTTCGCTGGAGTATGGCTGGTCACGAGGGTGAGTATGTTGTGCATCTGCCAGCGACGTTGGAGTCTGTGAGAATCCCCGGATTTCAGAACGATCCTAGGTATCATCATCTTAAGGAGCTACTGGTTCCAAGACTTTCGGACTATATGATTCTCGACAGAGGTACTCGCATCGAAATCGTTGGCGAGAGAAATGACGATCTCGTGCACGATGCCTTCTTTGGGCTCGGCTATATCGTTAATAGTGAGTAAGAATTAATGAGTTATCGTAGTCAGAAACTGGCGCTAGCCTTGAGTCTAGCAATCGTCTGGATCGGCGGTTTTGGCTTTGGCATGACCTACATGTCATCGTTTCACCCGCATTTCTACGGATCATCAGAGACTGCCAACACTGGTGTGGTTATCATGGATTGTGGTCTCGGATTCGAGTTTCGAGGATCTCCAGGATTCTTCATTGAGACTGAGTGCAACACCTAACACGTACTCAATGGACGGCAATAGGTATAATCTGGGTTGGTGGATTGGTTATGGGATGGGGAATTGGATTCATTATGGGTTCGCTAATCCATCTACTTTAGGTTCGTAGTTGTAATGACACCGTAGGCCGTCTAAAGTCGGCATGAGAAAGTCAGATAGCACTACAAACTAGGAGCATCCAATGATTATCAATCTCACGATGAGCAAGGAAAGTGTACTCAAGTCAATCAGGGATGACGTGAATAGTTCTCTGATTTATCCAGATGTGAAGATGCGTGCGGCTACAATGCTTTCTAATCTCACTTTCACTGTTTCTGACGTCACCGGCATACCTCAGTCAGAGATATCTGATATCGTCAAGCAGATTTTTAATGAGTGATTCGGAACTGTAAAACCGCCATAGCCCGTTCAAAGCCGGGATGAAAAAGTGTTGATGACAGTCTAAGGGGAGAAAAAAGCCTCATGTCTGAGAATGTTGCGGTTTATGATACTGCGGCAAAATACGCTACCAAATGGCTTAGCATCAATTGCGATTGGCCTACTCGAATTGGGTCAATGGAATTCCTGGGATGTGGTAGTGTTCGTGCAGCCTACAGCATTCCCGGCGGAGCAACAGTTCTTAAGGTTTCCGGTGAAATTGATAATGAGCAACACGATGCGGAAATCATGATTTGGGAATCGGCCCCGCCAAGGTTGCGCGAGCATTTGGCTGCGATCCATTTCTATGGCGAGGGCTGGATCATCGCCGAACGCGCTACGATAGTGGAAAAATCAGAATTTGACTCTAGCGACGAAATCTATTACTGGACGCGGCACATGGAAGATTATTGGGGAATTACGGATCTCCGATTCAACCGCTGCAATGTCGGTCGTAAGGCCAATGGCAAGCTTTGCGCGGTTGATTACTCCGGTGGCTACAATCTCCCAAATATGAGCAATTGGGCCGCTATGGCCTAGTTCATGGGTTCGGAACTGTAAACCTGCCTAGCTTAGCTAGAGAGTCTAAAGCCTCTGAAAAAATGGTGATAGCAGTTGATACAAAAGGAATTTACATGGCGGACTACAATCCGTGGGTCACAGTGGGTTGGGTAAATATTGACGAGTACCTTTATAAGGTGCGCGTCAATGGTTACCAGATTCTCCACCAAGATGAGCAAATTCTGGTTGTGAGAATTCCGCCCGATGCTGGCAGAATTGTTCATTGGCACATCTTGGAATGGTCTAATTCCGATCCTGTACATCGGATGATGTGGCTTAGCCAGACGATTCGTAGGGCGCGGATGCGTGAGGTGCTCGTGCATCGATTGGGTGCCGAAAAGGGTAACTCAATCATTGATGACGCTTCAAAGATGGAGGCAAGCGGTTAAAAATGCTAAATGATGTCGACATTAGGGGGGTTGCTACCAATCTTCGCAAGTTGGCAAGCGATCCACTTCTAAAGAAGAGATTCACTTCAGAAACGCGCAAGGATATGAATGATCTTGCCAATACGATCATGGCTGCATATCCTAGTTCTGATGTGCCGCTGGTTTCTTACCAGAGTGAGCGTCCTAAGTAACACTCACTCTTGGATCTTAGCCGTAAACCTGCTAAACCCGTCTAAAGCCGGGGACCAAATTGGGAATGGTGATAGCGGAAAATGAAAAGGAATAACTATGGTTTATTGGGTTGTTGGTGGTTTTTTCCTCTGTTATACTGTTGGCATGTTCGTGGGATTTTTATTCTTCTATCCCATGGGCCGAGAGCGTGAACGTATGGACGTACGCACAAGGAAGGCAGCCGAATATATCAATGAGAAGTATCGGCAGTACCTGATTTCTCTTGCTATCAATCTATTTCCAAACGACAATGCCAGAATTAACTCATTGAGTATTGATAGACTAGAGCATCTTCTCAATCACTATAGCGTTTCCTTCAATTCTGATTTGAAGATCACAAAGGTATAAGTAATGGTTTGGATCGTTCTTATTGGAATTCTATTTTCTATTGGTTGCTTTTATCTTGGTGTGATAGCTGGATCTAATCATGTAACCAAGGTAATCGCAGCTTGGATGATTAGAAATAACTATCACAATGTTCTGAGAGAGTTCAATAACCACTTCTCTCGACGTTAATAGCTGTAAACCTACAATCTCCCGTCTAAAGTCGGGGACTAATTTCAATGGGAATTAGGAATGGTGATAGCAGCAAAAAAGGAAAATATGAGTATGGCACCTTATCACTATGGACCGGGCAAGGGCCGAACTGTTGAATGTACGTTCTGTAACGCCACGGGACTTCGTTGGGACCGTGCCTATATGGAACAGACTAGGTCATCATTCAACAAAAGCGGTCATCATCGGCTTTGGAATCCGACCACTGGTAAGGTCCATGCTTGCTCGGATTGGATGCGCAAGCTTGAAAGGTGGCCGGGCGGATTGGAACCTGCTACTCAGAACTATAATTCTGAGTCTCAGGAAGAAGATCCTAAGCCAGAGATCACGGCGCCCGAACCTGTGTCTTCGATAATCGAAAAGGCTATCGGAGGCAGTGCGGTCACGCTGGCAACTGTGACCAACATGGTAAATGCTTCCTATTCCAGGCTGAAGAGAGAAGCTAGCGAAGCGGATGCGGATATGCTGAGAAGTCTCACTGAGACGGATAAGGGTATCCTGGCCCGCCTCACAGCTAGTGAGACAATTCTCTTGGATGAGATTAGCAAAGTCTCTGCAAGGGTGGAATTGGCCCGGCCAATTGAAGTCATCATGCCTGATGGCGAAAAGCGTAATGTTGGCCGTCAGCATAAGCTTTTTCCGGATCTTATGGAGTACGTAAAGCTTCGCCTTAATGTGCTCTTGGTAGGTCCCGCTGGCGGTGGAAAGACTACCGCCACGGAAAAGGCTGCCGAAGCTATGGGCATGAAATTCTACCTACAGCCAATGGGACCGTCAGTGACGGAATCTAGGTTGCTGGGATGGGTTGATGCCAATGGCAAATTGGTTCGAACTCTGTTTCGTGATGCCTACGAACATGGCGGATTGTTCATGGCAGACGAAATGGACAATTCGAATGCGTCAGCGCTAACCACTCTTAACGGCGCACTTGCCAATGGAATGGTTGGATTCCCTGACGGTATGGTTATGCGACATCCTGACTTTGTGTTTGTTGGTGGAGCTAATACATACGGTCGTGGTGCTGACCGCGTTTATGTCGGACGTCAGCAGTTGGACGGCGCTACGCTCGATAGATTCGTAACCGTCGATTGGGATTACGATGAGGATTTCGAGCGGTACTTGGCAGGTACCGATACCCATGGTTGGGTCAATTACGTGCAGCAAGTTCGGAAGATCGCTTTCGCTAATAAGTTGCGCGTGCTTGTGAGTCCCCGATCCAGTATTGACGGACTCACTATGCTTCGAGCGGGAATTGCCCGTGATAAGGTTGAACTTGTCAGAATCTGGGCGTCTATGCCAGATGATGCTAGGACAACTATCAAAAGCAATCTAAATAGGCCAAACAATAGTTACAGTGACAATTCACTCCCAAAGCCTGTGTATAAGGTGCCTTCCAATAGAGAGAAGATATGGTAAGCGGTATCAAATACCGCTTACCATATAGCCTTAAAACTGTAAAGTAGCCATAGCCTGTCTAAAGCCAGGATGAGAAATACTGATAGCAGTCATCTAAAAGGAAATACATATGTTCCACAAAGAAGAATTCTCTAGCTTTGCTGAATTTGCAGACAAATCAGCTAACGGACAAAGCCAACTAAATCATGGGGATCGCCATTCACGTACGGGTGATGCTGGTTGGGCTGGCTGCACTTGGGATGAGGCTGTAAAGCTTTCTAAGTATGGTTGGGCCGAGGGCGCCAAGCGTATAGAGAAAATGGCCTTGCCTTTGCTTGACCAGATTTCTACTACTATGCGTAAGCCTGAGATTGTTCTAGATATTGAGGGTGCTGATATTGATGTCGGCGCTTTCATGACTGGCAATCCTGAATGTTTCATCCGTTGGGATGAAACAGAAGTCAAGGCAACTGCATCCGGTCGATTTGTTCATATCATCTGCAACATCGCGGCTAGCTCTTTCTTCTCCACGGAAGAGTTGTTCGCCAAGGGCGCAGCGGTTTCTATTCTGGTAGATGCTCTAGAAATGAGTGGACATCGGGTGACTGTAGATGTAATGGAGGCAGTAGGGCCGAGTAGTTATTGGGGCGAGAAGAACAACAAAAATCGTTACCAACTTACAATCAGGATTAAGAATCCTGAAGATCCTCTCAATATGGAGTCAATCGCTTTCGCTTGTGCACACTCAGGTATGTTGCGGCGGATGACTTTCAGCGTACAGGAACAGACTCCACCGGAAGTACGTAATACTTTCGGGTTTGGTGGATATGGCAGCTACGGAATTCCGGAAGATCCGAAAGAGTTGCCGGAATGCGATATCTATATTGGTTCCACCAACTCGGCCCTAATCAAAAATCCATTGGAGTGGGCAAGAAAGCAGCTTATAGCGCAAGGCATAGAATTCAACAATGAGTAGGGATTAAATTCCCTACTCATATATAGCGTTAAACTGCCTATGTCCTGTTCAAAGTCAGGAATGAAAGAACAGTGATGAACGCTTTAAAAGGGAGCATCGAAATGAAAGAAGCTGAATTTATCGTTGGGTCAGTGGACGGAAAGTATTTCAACAATTCTCTTGGCGAAATTACTAATGTTTGTCCCAGCTCAGAGTATTTCGATGTTGATACTTGTGAGAATGCTGATATTGGCCTATATGACGAGAATTGTCCGGATTGTGGCGCACGCCTTATGGTTGCGTGGATGCACGCAACCAATGACGATACTAGACCATTAAAGAGAGGAAAGGCAATAGAGGATTTGAATGACATTATAAGAAAGGCAAACGAGTCCATTGAAGCACTCAAAAAGGCAAAGACGTGATTTTTGAGCTGTAACCCTACCATTGGCACTGTCTAAAGTCAGTGATGAGAAAATGGGGATAGCAGTACAGAAAAGAGTAAAGGTGTATGTACGTATACGATACTAAGATCCGAGTTCGCAAAATGGATAGTGATACTATCCATACTCTCCTCAACAATCCTAAGAACGACAATGACCAGCTTACTGCATGTGGCTTGGTTGTCATTTCCAATAACTGGCTTGTGTCTCTTCGTGATGCTGATTGCGAAGAGTGCAATACTCGATACCCAACCAAGAGAGGTTAGTATAGTGAATTCAGATCAAGTTCAACAGATTATCGACATGTTCAAGGGTGCTAGTCCAGTACTCTGGAGTGCAGCTCAGCATCAAGTCCAGGCAGATATCATCTCTGATTATCTGCTAGGTGGAATCTTTTTGCTGTTGACCTGCATTTGTATCGTAGCTTCGGTTATGTTTTTTAGAATTTACCGAAGATCCGGTATGAGCGGTGAGGCTGCGGTCGTAGGAATTACCATTGCAACTGTTGTCGGAATCTGCACATTCATCTGTGTGTTGGTTTGCGCCAACGATCTTATCTATAAGTTGGGTGCGCCTGACTATGCGGCGATTCAGCACCTTTCAGAGCTTGTACCTTAATATTTCGGAGCTGTAACCCTACTATGATCCGGTCTAAAGTCCGGAGTGTGAAAATGGGGATAGCAGTAAATGAGGATCTGTAAATGTACGTAGTGTTCGGAGAAGTAATCGACTACGATAATACTCGATGGTGGCTAGTGCATGGATTCCTGGAAAAGGATGATGCAGAAAGGCTCAGGCTAGAGTATCAGAGCGCTCACGAAAGAATTTATCGTGAGTGGAACGGTCTATTTCAGAATTTCATGGCAGAAACCGATGCTCTGAGAAAACTCAAATATAGCAAGCGAGGGCCTATCGAGAGGGAAATTGATGATAGGTATAAACTTTTGTTCAATGATATCAAGGTTAAACATCCCGATAAGCAATGGGTTCCTGATGAGTGCCTAGCTTACGGGATCATTGAGTTGGAGCTGACACTGTAATGGCAAATAGCGAAGCGCTGGATTTTCTTCGCAAAGTTGAACCTCAGCTACATCATTTTGTGGTTCGGCATTGCCCGGGATATCGGGATGATGGACTGATAAGCCATTCTTTTTATCCTGTGCATAAACTTATCCAAACCACTCCAGGTGCTGACAGATTTTGGGAAGAGTGTCTAGGATGCACTGCTCAAGAGATTATCTTGAGAGAATCTGAGTAGTTTGGAACTGTAAAGCTACCTTTAGCCGAGTTCAAAGTCTCGGATGAGAAAAGCTGATGACAGTCAAACGGGAGATGTTATGACAAATAAATATAACTCAGTAGCTACTGAATTCAAAGCTACAATAACAGAGGCTTTGATTTTTGGTGAGAAGAAGCGAGCAACTGTACGCCTTGTTGTTACAGTAGAGGATGAAAGCAGGCAAGAATTTTCTACTGCGCTGACTCGCGCCATTCTTCATGGAGAAAAGGACCTCGCTGATAAATTCGACGAAAATGTAGTAAAGGTACGGTTTGATCTGTACTAGACTTGCGGCCCTTAAGCTGTAAACACACCTAGCAACCTGCTAGCTCGTCTAAAGTCGAGATAAAGTGGTGATAGCAGTATTAAAATGGGAGTACTTAATGAATTACTTTTTGCTTTTGATTCTGGCAGTTGCTAGTTTTATAAATTCTCAGTACCATTTGTGGCAGGTTGGCAATGGCGACCTTGAACTGCTAATCCTCGTTGTGGGTGCTATTATTATTCGTGAGATCAGAAAGAATAAGGCTCCCAGGATTGGCGGCTAGCATGTTCCTTTGTCAGCCGTGTCATACAAAGTCTACAGGCCACGATTTTTGTTTTGGAGCGCCAAGCTTCGGGCCATGTGAAATTTGTAAGTTGGCGGCAGATTGCTCTGACTGTCGTTGCAAGTCGAAACAGAAACCTAATCTGGATGCTCAAACCCTATTCGATAGCGCTATTTCCGAAACGGACTGGAGTTGCACTGTTCAGGTAGAAACTCTACTTGAATTCATCATTGCTGAGTCAGACAACGATCCTAGCTTGCTTGAAAAGTTTAAGCATTACCTACAAGAGGCCGTGGAGGCTGAGAATAGCTAGGACAGTACAGAGGGAGGCCGTTTCTGAGGCGCTACGGCGCGCGGAGGCGGCCCGTAATGTGCAGAGACGGTCCCAAGTCCGCCTCTCCCATGGCGTGCCATGGTGACCGTCTCAGACGATTAGGAGTGAGGCTTTATGGAAACTTACATTATTCAAATTTTGGACTATGAGGGCCGCGTCATCCGTTGCGAAACTGTTGACGTTCACGAATTGGGCGTTGATGGTATTGTTCAGGATGCCTACCGGGAATTCAGTCTCCAGTCGGATCAATTCCTAAAGGTTATTGGTCCTGCTGGAGATGTCGTTTACGATGA